GTTTGAAAAGCAACTAGCGGAAGCTAAAAGCGAAATTAAAATGAAAACTGATTACTATGAAGATAAATTAGAACGTCAATTTATAGCATTGTCGGAGCATTATAAAGAATTAACAATATTAAAAGAGCAACTAGCGGAAAAGGAAAAGGAGATTGAACGATTAAATAGAAAATTACAAAACGATTAACCCAACCAATTAACAACCAATAAATAAAAATAGGGTGCAAACGATTATAGTTTAAACTAGAGAGATTGACTCCGTTAGCTAAGTGTTCGCTCAAATAATTGAACAGCCCTATTATTAATTAACAACCAATAAATAAAAGATGAGTGAACATTTTGATAGATTTGTAATTGCAGTATTATTACTATTTTTATTCATTTGGATATTATTAATCTATTCATAAAACAAATAAATAAAATGGAAACAGTAGACTGGTCAAATAACCAACACATAATAATTGGAATAAATATGGAAACAGTAAAGCAATTGGATGATGAACCCGAAGATTTAGTAGATACAACTGAATTAGATGATGATATTCAATCAAGTGAAAAATACATAGAATGGCTACAAGTAAAAATAGATGCTGAAATGTATAAACTCGAGCAATTAAAAGAACGTAAAAAAAGTATTGAAATAAAAACCCCTAAATAATATATATGCAAGAATCAAAGTTTAAAAAACTAGAAAGCCTTTTTGCCTGGGCTGAGTTCTACTCAAATGGTAAAAACTTAGCTGTTCCAACTAATCCTGATAAGGAAAAGTTTAACAAAGTACAAAAACAAATTTTTGAAGTTAAAAACAAATTAATTGATTAACTATGGCACAACAAGTTAGAGTACAAGATACTTTAGAGTATCAACAACGTAGAGCTCAAATTCAAAAAGAGATTAATGAAGATAAAGTAGCAATTGATAAAGAATGCTTCAAGAAATCTACAGTAGAGAAATTAGAGCTAAAGAAAAGAATTAGTGAATATAAAAAATCAGTTAAAAAGAAGTAATTATGGGAAAATGGAAACCTTACACAACAGGAGAATTAAAATTAGTTAATGATCCTAATTTAACAGCTAGAGCTATTTCTAGAATGACAGGTAGATCAATGCAATCTATTTATATGAAAAGAAATCATTTAGCTAAAGCAACTAAATCTACTAAAGCTGTTACAACATCTACAGTTAATAATTCAACAATTAGAGAAATTAATATCAATGGTATTAAAATTCTAATTGACGGTGTTAAATTAAATATTACAATATAATGGCAAAAATCATTGATTTTACAATCATCCTATTCCTAATAGGATTGATTATTTATTTATTGTCTACAATGTTTAAAATTCCTAAGGAAGAAGAAGCAATTAGAAGAACAAGAACACCTAAAGAGGATGTTGAAATTCTTGTTAGACAATTAAAAATGAAGCTTAAAGAAGCTCATGAAGATGCTATTGCAGGTAAAGCTGATGCAGTTAGCAGAATGACTCAGTATGAGTTAGAATTACAACAAGCTGAAGAACTATTAAAAAAGTATAATTAAAAACTAAAAAAAAATGAATTTAAAAAAAGTATTTATGTTAGGTGGAGCTGTATTAGCTCTAATTTTATTAATCAGTTTTAATCCTTTCAGCTACAATCCAGCTGGATCTAGAACTTGTGTAACTCAAGCATCAGGTAATCAGTTTGTACAGTTTCAAACAGGTGTATTTTGGGCAGGATTCTTTGCTAAAGAAACAGAATGGAGTAATCAAATTTCAGTATCATATGTAGCTGATGAAGCAGATTATGATTTAGTAGATAATACTGTAGAAATTGGAAAGATTAACATTCGTTTTAATGATGCAACAACTGCTAAAGTATCAGGAATTACTCAATATGTTTTACCATCCGGTGAAAAAGAAATGTTGGAAATTCATAATACACATAGAACACCTGAATCATTAGTTAAACGTAGATTATCACCTTATACTCAAGAGTGTTTACAATCATCAGCTCAATTATTAAGTTCTGAAGCACATTATTCAGGAGGTAGAGCTCAAATGGTTCAAGACTATTTAGATCAATTAAAAAATGGAGCTTTCTTATTAAAAGTACAAGAGAATAATACTTATGATACTTTAGAAAAAGCTAATAAAAAGATCTATACTGTTGTAACCCAAGTAGATAAGAATGGTCAACCTAAGCGTAAATTTAGTTCTATTAAAGAATATGAAATTAGTGTAGGTGATGCTCAAATTACTGATGTAGATTATCAAGAACAAGTTGATAATATGTTAGCTAAAAAGATTGAAGCTAGTACTAAAGCATCTGTTTCTAAACAAGAATTAATGACTGCTCAACAACAGGCTTTAACAATTGAAGCTCAAGGTAAAGCACAATTAGTTAAAATTGAATATGAACAAAAGCAAGCTCAAACTAAACAAGTTGTAGCTGCTCAGACTCAAGTTCAATTAGCTCAACAGGATTTAGAAAAACAAGCTATTCAAGAGAAAGCAGCTATTAAAGAAGCTAATAAGATTAAAATCTTAGCTGATGCTGATGCTTATGAAAAACAACGTGCTATTCAAGCCAATGGAGCATTAGAACAAAAAATTGAAGCTGTAATCACCATTAATAAATATTGGGCTGATGCTTTTGGTAAATACCAAGGTAATATAGTACCTATGTATCAAACAGGAGGTACAACTTCTGGTAATGGTGGAGTTAGTTTTATGGAATTAATGAGTGCTAGAGCAGCTAAAGACTTATCATTAGATCTTAAAACTAAATAATCTTTCCTTCGCCAGGAAAATCTCCAAGATATATTACTAGAGGGTGATTCATAAAATACTCTAAAAAATATTTTTCTGCTTACCTGAATAGTCTAATCCATACTAAATGTTTACGGTAATAATAAATGGATTTTATATGGGGCTAGCCAGGTTTTTGCTCCTTTAATTAATAACTAATAAGCAAGTAGTGAGATGTTAACTATCACTTTAATCTATGTTTTCAAGCTTTAATAGGCAATGTTGTAATAACCAACGAAGTAGGAGGCATCGCTGATGTTCTTGCTGTTGTAAAAGGAAGCTCAGCAAAAGTCATTAAATTGACATCTGCGCCAATTGCAGAAAAATTAGAGTTAGCAGCCTAATATTGGAAAGACGGTGCGTAAAAAGTCTTAAAACTACGGAGCGATGTTTTGTACATTTTATACGCTAGGAGTAAATGTAATATTCTGTTATAGAAGAAAAAGATTAACTAAACTTGTAGAAAATTAATTATGTGAATTAGAGGAAACGAGGGTTCGACTCCCTCCTAGCCTCCTTAATATTAAAAAAATATGAATGAAATATGGAAAAATGTAATAGATTATGAGGGTATTTATCAAATAAGTAACTTAGGAAATTTAAAAAATATTAAAACTAATAAAATATTAAAAGTAAATAATAAAAAAGAAAAGTATTTAAATGTAAGTTTATATAAAAACGGTAAACAAAAAACATTTTATATACATAGATTAATTGCTTTAATATTTATACCTAACCCTCATAAATTACCAATGATAAATCACATTGATGGTAATAAACAAAATAACGATATTCTAAACTTAGAATGGTGTACTAATAGAGAAAATACTTCTCACTATTATTCAAATAAAAGTAATAAACTTCGAGGTGCTTTTTATATTAAAGAAACTAATAGATGGAAAAGTATAATTATAGTTAATAATAAACGTATTAATTTAGGGCATTATTTAACAGAAATAGATGCCCATAATGCTTATGTTAAATATTTAACTGAAAATAATTTAAAATAAATCTTGCCCGGCGGGTCCACTTAAACAATTAAAAACTAAATAAAATGGCAAAAATTGAAATGGATATCTCTGAATATGATTCAATGAGAGAAAATAAAAAACTTTTAGAAGAGTCTCTAAAGCGAGAACAAGAGCTTTTTAAAAAGATTGAAGATACTCAAAAAGAGAAGATTCAAGCTTTAGAAGATGCTAAAATGAAAGTTGTTAAAATTAATAAAAAAGTAATTGAAGAGCATGCTTTAACTAGAGAACAGAATTCTAGTGTAATTAGAGAAATAGCTCATCTTTTTGGTATAGATAGCCGATATATTAGATCTGTACATTCTTATGATCTTAATAGATTATGTGATATGCTGTTTACTAAAACTAAATCTATATCTGAATCTAATATTGAAACTGAAGTAATCGGATTAGATGAAATTAAAATCCAATTAAGAGAAGATATTAAATCTAAGATTGATGCGGATATTCAAAGAAAGTTAAAAGATTCAGAGATTATTCAACAAAATCTTATACATATTGAAAACTATTTCAAATCTTTATCAGATGATTATACTAATTTACAAAGTAATAATAATAATATTATTGAGCAAAATAATAAGTTATTAGAAGAAAATAAAACTTTAAATGATAAAATCTCTGAACAAGAAATTAAACTAAAAGAATATGAAGCTTTTTCTAATAAAATACCTGCAGTACAAGATATTTTAGATCAGGAAATAAATTTCTGGAATAGAAGTGCTGTAATTCAACAATTAAAAATGCTTTTTAACAAAAAATAAAATATGAAACAATTTAATGAAAAAATTCAAGCACAATTTAATGAAATGTGTAAAACTGGTAAATTATTTAGAAGTAGTTTAACTGGTCAACAAGTTTGGGATTTATACATAAATTCATTTGAACATGATCCTCAATTTAGAGATCCTGAAAGCTCTGAACACAATTGTAATTTATGTAACAACTTCATTAGAAGATATGGTAACATTGTTACTATTGATGCAAATTATCAAATTGTTTCAATGTTTGATATAGAAGCTACTGGAGAGTTTACTCCTGTTGTTAAAGCATTATCTAAAGCATTAAAATCAGCTAAAATATCTGAAGTATTCTTTGAAACATTCACAGAATTAAATAAATTAAACTATGAAAAATGTAGTAAAACAAATCCTACATTTAGATTAGGTATTAATAAGAATGTTAAAAGATATACTAAAGAAGAGGCTGAAAAGTTTGGTGTAGTTAAACCTAATGAGATTAAAGAATTTAACCATTTACATTTAAATGTACCTACAGTATTTGTAGATATGACAGGTAAATCAGTAGAATCTTTAATGGCTGATTATAGATCTGCTAAAGAAGTATTTCAAAGAGCTATGGAAACAATCTCTTTAGATACTTTAGAGTTAGTTAAAGATTTAATTAATCAAGGTTCTTTATTAGATGGACAAACTCATTTGTATAAAATTGAGCAAATTATCCCATTTAAAAAAGAGTTTGAAACATTGTCTTCTACTCAAAAAGAAAACTGGTGTTGGTTAACATCTTACAAATTACCATTTGCTAAATTTAGAAATGAGCTTATTGGTGTTTTATGTTCAGAGTTATCTGAAGGTGAAGAACTTAATAAAGCTTGTCAATCTTGGAATAAAAGAGTAGATCCTGTAAATTACATGAAAACTACAGCTCCTATTACTAAGAAACAAATTGATGAAGCTAGAAAGTTTGTTGAAGAAAATGGTTATGTAGAGTCATTTGATAGAAGATTTGCTACAATAGATGATATTAAAGCTTCTGAAATCTTACATTCTAATGTAGGTAAAGCAGAAGTTAAATCAGTATCTATCTTTGATGGAGTTAAATCTACATCTACTAGACATAAACGTAATGAGTTTGATGGGATAGAAGAAGTACCTATTGATAAATTCATGAAAGATATTTTACCAGGTTGTACATCCGTTGAAGCTTTATTATTAAATAGCCATGATGGAAATATGGTTAGTTTAACTACTGCAAATGTAGAAAATAGTAAACCTATTATGAAATGGGATAACAACTATTCATGGACTTTCAATGGTAATTTAGCTGGTAAATCTCAAATTAAAGCAAATGTTAAAGCTGCTGGTGGTAAAATTACAGGTATTTTAAGAAGTTCTTTACAATGGAATGATGAAGATACTAAAGGTAGTATTGATTTTGATTTACATTGCAGAACACCTTTTTCAGAAATCTATTATTCTAACAAATTAGATAGAACTAGTAAAGGATGGTTAGATGTAGACATGATTTGTCCTACTTCAATTGGAATTGAAAACATTACTTGGCAAGAAATATTGAAAGATGGTATTTATAAATTCTTTGTTAGAAACTTTAGTGGTCATAAAAATCATAAAGGATTTAAATTTGAAATAGAATTTGGTGGTAATGTATTTAATTATCAATATAATCAACCATTTCAAGGAGATATTAGTGTAGCTACAATTACTGTTAAAAATGGTGTAATGGAAATTGCACATCATTTACCTGAATCTTCAATGTCTAAAGATATTTATGGTTTAGAAACTAATCAATTCCATAAAGTAAACTTAATTTGTTTATCACCTAATCATTGGGGAACTAATAATATAGGTAACAAACATTATATGTTTATGTTAGATAAATGTAAATCACCAGTATCAATTAGAAGTTTTCACAATGAGAACTTATTACCTGAATTAGCTGAACATCGTAAAGTATTAGAAGTATTAGCTACTACTAATATGATTGATTCAACTGACAAACAATTATCAGGACTTGGATTTAATGCAACTGTTAAAGATGAATTAATAGTTAAATTAAGTGGAAGCCATAAAAGAACAATTAAAATTAAATTTTAAAATTTATGTATAAAGAAGCAACAAGAATTGGACTTAGATTCCAAACAAACAAAGGATTATTATCAACTGAACAATTATTTCATATTTCTCAAACTGATTTAGCTGCTGCAATCAAAGTATCTAAAAAAGCATTAAAGAAAAATGATGATGATGATTTAGGGTTCTTAGAAACTAATTCTAAAGTTGATAAAATTGAAGAATTACGTTTTAACATTTTAAAAGATGTTTATTTAACTAAGAAAGCAGAAGCTGATGCATTAAAAGATGCAGCGACTACTAAAGCTCATAATGAGAAAATTGATGCTTTAATTCTTAAAAAACAAGAATCTCAATTAGAAGAAATGACTATTGAAGATTTAGAAAAATTACGTAAGTAAGGTCATATTAGGAAGTAGTTCAGGAGTAGAGCACCAGATTCATAACCTGGGGGTTCAGTGGTTCGATTCCACTCTTCCTGACAACATCTCTTCGTCTAATGGTAGGACACTTCCCCTTATATACATGGAAGAAATTGTGGTTCGAGCCCACGAGAGACGACTATTAATTAAAGATTAAGTACCTCGAATACAGGTGGGGAGTTAATTTATGAACCTATAATCAAAGTATTATTGTATAAGCTTAAAATTTAATTATTGCTGTCGATAGCAAATAACCACTTAGAGAAATCTAGGTGGTTTATTATAAAAACTAATCACTAAATTATGAAATACAGAAAAGGAAAATATTATAGTGTAGATTTTAGTAAAGAACTTCCAGAAGATCAGCTTGGGAAATATATTTGGATTTGTAATGAAAATAATAAAAGTCATTACTCTTTTAGAGTAATAGAAAAAGGTTCTACTAATAGATTTAATGTTAATGACGATTCTTGTTTTAATAAAAATGATAGTCATGCTTGGTCAAAATCTAAATTAGCTACACCAGAAGAAATTCAATGGTTGAATCTTTGTATTGAACAAGATAAATATATTCCATTTGAAGAGGCTTTATTATTCTATACTCATAAATCAGATTCATCATTGGAACCTATCTATAAAAAATTATTAAACATAAACTAATTACTATGAACAAATTATTAGACAAATACTACCGTATGCTTTACTTCTGTAAAGGAAAACCTACTACATTAGGTCAAATGAGTAATTGGGAATTAGAAGGTATTCTATTACATATTGATAAATACCCTAAAGGTATTTTAAATGGATATGATAAACAAGAATACATTAATGCTGTAGATTATATTCTTCAATGTAGAGCTAATTCTAAATCAGAAAGAATGAAAATTATTGAAACTAGGCATGCTAATAATGCATTAGATAAAGCTAATAAATTAGCTGATGCAATACTATTAGCAATGCTTAAAACTGAACAACAATATAATAAGAGATTAGTATGTTAAAAAAAGAAGAACTAATTACAGGAGAATGTTATGTAAACTCTTATGGAAATATTTTTATATGGGGTATAGGAGATTCAACACATTATTTAGGTAATAGTGCTACAGAATATCATAAAGGTGGTGGTTTTTTTGATGGTGCTCAAAGATTAGCAACAATAGAAGAGTGTTGGTGGCTAGAGACATGTATAACAATAGGAGATTATATTGAATTTGAAAGGGCTATGGGAACATTTAGAACACCAAAGCCTGATGCAGATAAAGATTTAGATATTATTTATAAAAAATTATTAAATGTATGAAACTACAAGACTGTATAGATGGTGAAATATATTATTGGGAGTCTACAAGGTTTAGGTATATCAATTGGTATAAAAAACCAGAATATCCTTCAGACTTAAATATTAAATGTTATATATCAATAGATAGAACTAATTTTTCTTTTAATTCTGCTAGAAATACAAATCCTCAAAATATTAGATTAGCTACACCAGAAGAGAAACATTGGTTACTTTGCTGTGTAAAAGCTGTTGCATATATTAGTTTTGAAGATGCTTTACTATCATTTACACCAATTAGAGAACCAAATCTTGAAGAGATTAAAGAATTAGAACCTATTTATAAACGTTTATTAAATATATAATGATAAAAAATGAAAATTTAATTATTGGAGAATGTTATTTTTGTAAAGATTATGGAGGACATAAAAATAATAGTTACATTCTCAAATACTTAGGTGATATTGACGAATGTCCGCATATAGCTAGTGAAGATAATGATATGCATAAAAATACATTTTATTTAAAAGGAGGCTTTAGCAATAAAGTAACTAGATTAGCAACAGCTGAAGAAAAACACTACTTAGAAGAATGTATGATTCATAGTAAATTTATTCCTTATGATGAAGCAATGCTTACTTTTAATAAAAATCATAAATCTTATAAAAATGAATCTAAAGAATTAGTACCTATTTACAAAAAACTATTAAACTTATGAGAGGGCACAGATTAAACAAGAGACAACCTTTGTCTCAAGCAATTAAACAGCATGCTAAATTACATGCTAAATACAAAGAGTATTCTGAAAAGACTATTCAAGAATTAGAAGAACTATTACCTATCTTAGGTGGTGGGTATCGTGAAGTATGTTTATCAGTAATGAAAGAAAAGTTTGTAGCTGATTTAAAATCTAAACAAACTGAAGAAATACCTGAAGGAGAAGCTTAATATGGAAGAGTTTAAACTACCTCAATATTGGAAAGTAAAGTGTGATGAATCTCAAGATAGTGTTTTAACAGATTATATAAATTCGTTAGGTGTATCAAGAAAAAAATATTATAAAGGCATAGGACATAATAATTGTGTTTATTGGTCTAATAAAGAGTTAATAGGAGATAAACATTATTCTTATAATGAATTTGAAACTCCAGGTATTACAGAAATCACATATGAACAATTTGAAGAATATGTATTAGGTATAAGTAATAAAGAAGATTCAGATTTAACTGAAATTTATAAAAAATTATTAGGATGAAAGAAAGATTTATATTGCCAGAAAAATGGTACATTGAAGGAGATTCTCATCGTAAAGATGCTAGAGAAGCATGGAATAGCTTGAATGTAGACAAAGGAGAGTCAGACAATTATGCTTTTTATAAAGGATGCTTTTATTTTTTAGATCTAACAGGTAACAAAGAATATACTACAGGAAAATTACCTGATGATTATATTGAAATAACACTTGATGATTTCTTAGAGTATGTCGTAGGTATAGCTCCAAATGTAGAAGTAAAAGAAGATCCTGAATTAAATGAAATACTTATTAAACTTTTAACTAGATGATAACAAAAGATAGAGTATTAGAAATTATCTCTAAAAGAGATCCAGGTGAATTAGAACAAATACATGTTATCTCTAGATATATCTTTGATAAAACTGGAGAAGATATAACAGGTATAAGTATTAATCCACCACAAGATTATGGTATGTTTAATGTTATGTTACAGATGTACCAAGTTGCCAAACAATATTATGGAAATGGAGAGAAATGAAGTTGACATATTATTTAAAGAATTACAATCTACAGGGTATAAGAAATTATACTTTGTAGGTAATTCTGAAGTATTTGAAAGTACTTTATATGAAAAAGCAGATATAACACAATGTTCAGATTGGTTAGATAAAATACCTGAAGTTAACTTAGATACAGAGACTGAGGGAATGTTTAATCATTCTAATAAGATAGTAATGCTTCAATTAAATTGGGGAAATACTAGCTATGTTATAGATGTAAGAACTATAGATATTTCTCCTCTTAAAAAGAGATTAGAAAAGATATTAGTAGTAGGTCAAAACTTAAAGTTTGATTATAAATTTTTAAAATTACATGGAATTGAATTAGATAATATTTATGATACATTGTTAGCAGAATGTTGTATAACAAATGGTAAAGAAGATAGAGAATTAAATCTAAAAGCTTTAGCTTATAAATATTGTAAAATTGAATTAAATAAAGATGTTAGAAATCAATTTGTTAACTTAAATGGACAACCATTTACTGAAGCACAAATTGTGTATGGTGTAGGAGATGTTACTTGTTTAACTGAAATTAAAACTAAACAATTAGAATTAATTAAACAATTAGATATAGTAGAATGGGTGAATAATGAAATGCAAGCTTGCTTACCATTAGCTGATATAGAGTATAATGGAATGGGCTTTGATAAAGAAGCTTGGTTAAAACTTGCAAATAAAGCAGAATTAAATGTAGTTAATTACACTGAGGAATTAGATGAGTTAACTAAACAAGAACCTAAATTAGCTAAATTTGTCAGACAAGAAGTTCAAGGTAACTTATTTGCTGATATAGATGAATCTTTTAGCCATGGTAGAGCTGTAGACATTAAATGGTCTAGTCCTACACAAATGGATAAAGTATTCAAAGCTTTAGGTCTAGATATTGAAAAAACAGGTGAAAGATTTTTGACTAAGTATCAAAATGATTATCCTTTAGTTAAAAAATTTATTGACTATAAGAAGCAGGCTAAATTAGTTACTACTTATGGTAAGAAATTTTTAAGTTATATAAACCCCACAACACAAAGAATTCATACTAGTTTTTGGCAAATATTAGATACTACAAGAGTATCTTCAGGAGATAAGTATTCTCCTAATATGCAAAATATTCCAGCTAAAATAGAATATAGAAATTGCTTTATTCCTAGAAAAGGGTATAAAATGGTTTCTTGTGATTTTAGTGGTCAGGAATTAAGATTAACAGCATTTGGTAGCAAAGAACCTTTATGGGTAGATGCCTTTAACAAAGGAGAGGATTTACATTCTAATGTAGCTTCAATGGTATTTCATGTACCTTTAGACAATGTTAGAGATAAACCAGAATTTCTTAGAGGTAAATCTTATAGAGATGCTGCTAAAACTGTAAACTTTGGATTAGTTTATGGTATGTCAAAATTTAAATTAGCTGATACATTATCTATTGAAGTAGATGCTGCTGATATGATTATTAAAAACTATTTTAAAGCTACTGTACAACTTAATAACTTCTTAGCAGGTTGTAGAGCTTATGGTATGAAATATGGCTATATAAGAAGCTTTGCTCCATATAAAATCATTAGATATTTCCCTAAATGGAAGCCTGTTAAAGAGGCTATGGATTTCAAAGAAATAGGTTCAATAGAACGTGCTTCAATGAATACTCCTATTCAGGCTAGCGGTGGTCAAATGACTAAAAGAGCTTTAGTTAGATTAAGAAATTATATTAAAGCTAATAACTTACAAGAAAAGGTTTATATAGTTATGACTGTTCATGATCAAATAGATTGTGAGGTTGAAGAATCATTTGTAAATGAATGGTCTTTAATTCAAAAAGAAATAATGGAATCTTCTGGTAGAGAAATAATTACTAATGTACCAGTATTATCTGATATAACTATCAGTGATTGTTGGACTAAATAATAAAAATCAATTAACATTATTTTAATATGAATGAAGAATATAATATAGGAGATTGGATTTATATAATTAGAGCTCAGGGTGGAGCTTATGGTGCTAATAATGAGTATGCTAAAATTGTTGAAAATACTTTATCAAATGTTTCAGGTTGCGAACATGGTCTTTGTGTTCAAGTATATCCATCTAAACGTATTTGGCGTATAGGTAATATTTTTGAAGCTAGACGTGCTTTAGAACATGAAATAAGAGAATTTTTATTTATGGATGATGATTATAAAGAAGACACATCTTACTTAATACCAATATTAACTAAACATCAATTAATATGAAAGAAAAATATATACCTAAAGTAGGTGATACTGTTAAATTACTTAAATCTAAGGTTAACTGGGCTACAGATGAAGAATGTGGAGATGGTGAAATATCTATGGATGCTATTTTAGAACAGACTCCTATTGTAATTATTACTGCAGTTGAAGATGATGAATATAGTGATGGGGAATATAATATAAGATTTGATAATGATGGTGGTTGGCAATGGACTACTGCTAATAAACATTTTAAATTGTATAAACCAACTATTAAATCTAATAAATCCCACAATAAAGCACTTATAAAATTATTAAAAAATGTTTAGAAAAGATGAATATATAATTACACTAGAATTAGATAGTTATACAGATGTTTGTGCTAAAGAAAACTATTGTTTTAAAGTAGAAAGAGAAGATGATTATTTAACTATGTACGTAGATTTAGAAGGAATCTCTAATGGACATTCAGTTTTAACATTTGATAAATCAAGAAGATTGAAAGACTGGCGTTATGCTACTCCCGAAGAAATTGAAGAATATGAAAGATTAGGTAAACCATATGATGTAACTACATTAAATCAATTTGTATTACCTAAGAAATGGTGGCTTAAAATTACTACAAATGAACAAGATACTGTATTAACTGACTATTGTAATCAAAAATTTAGTACTCAAACAGGACCTATAGGTAGTAGATTAACTCAACCTATTTTTTATTATAGTGAGAAAATAGGACACTTATGTTGGACTGTTGGAGAGAATAGAGCTGATGAATCATTTACTGAAATAACCTATTCTCAATTTCTTAAATATGTGTTAAATCAACCTGAAGTTGCAGATAATTATTCATATTTAATACCTATGATTGAAAAACTAAATAACTAACTATGGAAGAAAAATGCCAATATGTAAAAGTTACAAGAAATTCAGGTTCTCCTGGGGCTTGGTTTAACGATAAAATAGGATTATGTCTTAAAGTAAATTTAAAACCAAAATCATCTAAAGTATATAGAGTTATAGGATATACTTGCAATAATTATGATTATGTATTTATTGATTTTAATTTTTGTGAATTAATTGACAAAAAAGAATATGAGGTATATTGGAATTTATATAAAGAAGACACTTCATATCTTATTAATCTACTAACTAAACATGGTATAACATGAAAGAAGAATATGTATTTCCTGAAAAATGGCAAATAAAAATAACTAAAGAAAATTTTGATATTATTTCAAAATACTATTCTATAGTAGATCCTTGTTATAAGGATAATGATTGTATTGGTCATATTATAAGATCTCATAATAATCTTTATGAACCAGTAGAAAAAGGAAGTTCACAGTCTTTTTTAGGCTTTGATCCTATGTTTACAACTATTACTACCGAACAATTTATAGAATATGTTTTAAACCAAAGAGTTTATACACCTAATAAACCTGAAAATTATGATTATTTAATTCCTTTAATTAAAGAACTAGACAATGGAAATTAGAGAAGGTATAAGATATCAATATAACCATAATAAATTTGCAAGAATTCATCAATCAAAAGAAAATTTAAATCATTTTTATGCGATATTTGAAGAGGATTACTCACATTGTTGTGATTATGACAGTGAATCTTGGGTAAAAGATTTTAAATCTAGTGATTTAAAATTAGTTGAATATCCCTATCAATTAGGAGATTGGATTTATTGTATAAATGATAAATTTTCCTGTGGTAGTCCTAAAATTACACAAATTACTAGAATTACACATCATGGAAATACTCAAATATATATTAATAATGAAAGTACTTACTTAAATATTATTGATTTTAATGCTTGCTATAGACCTTGTTTTAAAGAAGAGATTCCTTATGAACAAGTAATTAAAGAAGATTTGAAATATTTAATACCTTTTATTAATAAATTAAACAATTATGGCTAAAGGAACATGTTATAAACCAGGGGACATTGTAATTGTTAAATCTGGAAAACAAGGAGGTATGGGTAATGGTATATCTCAAGATAATCAAGAAGCAGAAATAGTAGATTACGATGAATTTAATAAGCATCGAAGTACATCAGGTTTAATAGATGATATGCATGAAAATATGTATATTGTTAAATTTGAGTATAAAGGTTTTACACATTATCGTAGAATTACTGAAGATCATATAATTAAAAACCTTTATAACTCTCCTGAAGATATGTCCTATTTAATTAAATTTATGCAAGATAAGGAGGTAATATGATAATGGAATGTGTGTATTGTACTTCTGAAGAAGAGTATCTTATTGTAGAAAAACATATTAATTATACTTTTCATGCTAGATTTGAAAAAGGTAGATATGAATGTATTTATTGGAAAGATAATTGTCATGGATCTTATGATAGTGCTTTAAAAACAAAAGATATAATATTTACTTTTGAAGAATGGTGTAAAATAAATAATATAAATCAAATAACAAATAAACAAACAAGTATGATTGAACAATTAAAAAATGTCTTAAGTGTGACTTATGATAATCCAATTTTAAGAAGAACAACAGTTCCTTTATTTATGTCTAATCCTGGCTTAGGTAAATCTACTATTATTAAAGAATTTGCTGCTAGCAGAGGTGTTAAAATGGTTAAGATGACTCTTAGTACTAGAATGCCTAATGAAGTAACTGGTATGACAATGCCTGATTTAGTTAATGATAGATTAGTCTTATTAGACAGTCATCAGTTAACAGCATTAGAAGATGGTGATATTTTATTTATTGATGAGGTATTTAATGGTACTTTAAAGCAAACTTTAGATGCTTTCTTAAATTTCTTAGAAGATAGAATGTTACTTTCAGGTAAAAAATTAGCAGATGTGCTAATTGTTGCTGCTAGTAATCCTCAAGGATTAATTAACATTACTCCACAGATTAAACAACGTTTTATTAGATATGATTTAAAATTCAGTCCAGTTGAATTTGAAGATTATTTAAAGTATAAGTTTGGTATGCCTGAATCTATTTCAAAAAATATCTCTATTGCTATCAATAAAGAGAAATTTGAACAAGAGCATTGGGAATATGTTACTCCTAGAAGTATGGAAAAAGCAATTAACCAAATTGGATGTGGTCTAGAGAATCCACATGATACATTATTAATGCCTTTCTTAACTAAAGAAATCGAAGCTCCAATTGATATTGCTGCTTTAAATGTGAAAAAAGGTGAAAATGTAGAATATCTTAAACTATTAAAACTTTTTGTTCAAAAGAATAATAAGGATATTATAGAGAAAGAAGCTGAAGAAGCTAAATCAAAAGTAAAACCCCAAAAATCAACTGGTAAAAAGCTAGTTGAAGCATAACAACCAAAACCCTAACAAATGATTCAAAAAATCACAAGTAAAAGAGTAGAGTTGCCAGTGGTATACTTAGTAGAAACTCAAGAAGACTTTGAACAGCTTCCTAAGGGTCTACCGTATATTATTGGTACGCAAGCAGAACTAGGATTTATCACTACGTTCTTAGAATTTCAAGTTTTATTAAAATCTTGTCAAAAAACCTTATTACCTATTAAATGGTTAGATTGTCTAACTAGAATAGGTTTTGGTACTAGTCAAGTTAAAACTTATCAATTAAAATCAGGAGGAACGTACCATGCTAGTAGTACAGGTTCTTCTAATTATAACCTAGCAATTGATGACTTTGTCACAGATCAATATTTTGTTGATTTTGATAAGTTAGCAGAATTAAAAATATTACCAGTTTGGTTAGATGATTTAAAAACTGCTATTGAGACAAACATTATTGATGAAGTAACCTTTGACCCCACAGCTTTTAATAAGCAATTAGGAATGAATGTAGGAGCGTCTGGTGTGAAACACAATTTGAAAAATCTATTAATTTTAGATATTTCTAGTTCAATGCCAAAATCAGTAGTTTTAACAATTACTAACTTAGCTAAGTTAATGTCGAAGAAATTCTATGCTGACGTAATATTAACAGGGGTAAGAAGTTACTTAATTGATTATGAAGATGTACCTAAAACTGACATTGTTGGAGCTGTAAGTGAATACGGTGGAGGTAATGAAGGTGAAATGTATGTTAAAATCATTAAGGAACCTCGTGAGTACAATACAGTAATTTCTTTTGGAGATAATGATAGTCCAGAGTACTATTTTGACAAAGGAGATAAATGTAATTTTAAAGTACAGACACTTTATTCATTACATACTGAAGGTAATCGCACTAGTAATGTTACTGGTTATGCAAGATGTTTCAAACCTACAACTACACATATTGTGAAGGACTGGGTTTCGACAATTAACAAATAAATATCAATAAACAATAAACAATTAAAAAACAATTAACATGGAATTTTTAGAATTAAAAGATTTAGAATTAAACAAAGCAGGATACTTAGTAAGTAAAGCTTCAAAAAAACCAGTAACACATGCAGCATTTGTTGCTGAGCAAAATAATGCTCACTACACTGTAGAATTAGCTAAGGCTATTAAAGGTAAAACTTTTAAATGCGGTAAAACTGATGATTTAGATGCTATTAAGAAAGAAGTAATGGCTGCAATCAATGCTAAATCTATTAAGGAGTTTGTAGCAACTCCAGAAAAACCAGTAAGCAAAGTTAACGATGAGTTAGTTAAATTTGCATTAGATTTTGATAAATACAATGATCAAAAATCTGAAGTAGCTAAAATCAACTCTATCATGGCAGAATTCTCTACTATTGATGGTGTAGAAACAGTTGGAGATTATTTCTCTGAAGGTTTAGTAAAATTAAACAAGATTTATTCTTGTGCTGAAATTTTAGCTGCTGTTCAAGCAACTGCTGAAACTTTAAAATAGTAAATTAAATAAATAATAGGTGCTCGGCATAATCAGCGTTGGGAGTTAAATGAAGGAATTGTGGAATTCAGCCTATTATTTATTTTAAATTTAATTAAATGAAAGAACATTTTGAGAATTCGATTGAATTATTAAAAAAACAACAAATTAATGGTTGTATTACAGGTTCCTGTATGCTTGAGTTCAATGAAAGTTGGAATCAAGACATAGATTTATTTGTATATGACAAAGCTAGTTTTACTAAAATACTTTGGTTTATGTATTATAATCCAATGTTTACTATTTTAGATCCACTAGAGAATCATAAATTTAAGGATTTTGTTGATAATGATAAATCATCATTAGAACAACTTGGCTTAATCACAATAAAATTTAAATATAATTTACTAATTGATGTAAATGTTATTTATAAAAAGTTTAATAAAACATGTTTTGATGTAATCAGTAATTTTGATTTAGATCTAATAGCTACTGCTTATGATATTAAAACAGGTAAAACAATCTCTCTTAGAGAATCAACAGGATTAGTAGGTACTTGGAATAAGTGGAATCCAACATTTTATCAGAATGAGTTCTGGTCTACTAAAAGACTATTAAGACAGTTTGAACGTGTAATTAAATACACAGAAAGAGGTTATGATTTAAGCTCTGTAACAGATAAATATATATCTATTGTAGAAGAAATCATTCAATCAGAGAACTTTTATAAAACAGAAAAAGGAACAAAATACTTTGAAGATAATATTGAAACCTTTGAAGTAGTATTAAAAATATTACAGGAGTGGAAGAAAGAACAAAAAATAACTCCTGTCCAATTACTAACGTTAAAAACCTTAATATAATGGGTAATGAACTAGATAACCTCCTTGAGGAATTAAGAAGAATGAAAAGAGATGTCCCTAATTTTAATGCTAAAACAGTTTGGGAAGGGATTGCACAAAGAAAAGATTTCTCAGAAATGGGATTTACATCATTGGAAGAATTTGAACAATGGATTTCAGATAACCCATATGCTAACCTTTAATATTTAAATTATGTCAGATATTAAAAATTTTATAGAAGAAAATAATATTTCTTTTGCTGAAGGTGAAAGAAATACATCAGTTGTAACTTTAATTGGTTATGCACAACATTTGAAACTAACTAAATCTGAATTTAGAGGAGAGTTAGCACAAGAAATTAAAGATGATATGTTTATTGGAGAAGAGATTGAAAGACTTTGGGATTATTGTGTAACTAAAAAGTATAAAAACTTTTGGAAAAAACAAGAAGCTAAATTACAATACACATTTTAAATTATGATAATAGAACCTAGACATTCAACTCTTTTTTTAGATTTTAAAAAATATGCAAATGTGTGTAGTAGTAAAAATCCTAAACTTATTGGTTATGTAGCAATTAATAATGGTGTTATAGAAATTACTAGAGAAAAAACTAAAGATGGTAAGTTATGGGTTGTAAAGGTTGTAAAAAGTGATAAATACAATTCTGATTTATCTAAAAAGTTTAGAACATATAATGAAATAAAACCTTATATAAGAGAATTAAACTATGAAGATACTTCTCAATTAGTCTCACTATTAAATAATTTATAATGAAAAGCTTTTTATTAAAAGATAATAAACCTATTGTAAAATGGTCTATGATACCAGATAATACATTCTTTGAAGGTAAAGTGCCTGAAGGTTATGCATTAGCTGTAGCTCCATCAGATAATTATGTTATATTAGATGTTGATGTTAAAAATGGTAAAAATGGATTTATTCATATACTAGAAACTAAAGGAATTATTGATGAATTAGGTAAAACATTTCATTATTCAACTAAATCTGGAGGTGAGCATTATTGGATTAATTATACAGGTGATAAAACTCTTTTAAATAAAGCTACTAAGTATGGATTAGATTTAAGAGTTGCTAAAGGTTCTTATGCTATGGGATATGTTAAATATCCTCATAATGTAGACATTAGACAATGTATTCCTTTAATTAATAAATCTTCTATGGAATTAAATGTGTGGTTAGAATCATTATTTCAAGGAGTTAAAACATATGAAAAAAGAATTAGTTGAAGAAAGACTTTTAAAAAGAGCTCACCGTAAAGCAATGAGAAGTAGTAGGCGTATAAATCATGGAAATATGAAAGAAAAATTTGAATTACCTGAAAAATGGGCCATTAAAAGAACAATGTATAATTCTAAAGCTGTAAATGATTGGAATAACAATCATCCTTTATTTAAAGAACAGCGTAGACATCACGCTACTTCTATTGTAGATGGTGGTTACTTTTATAGCGATACAGCACATTGGGGAGAACCTTTACTTGCAGGATATACAGAAATTACATTTGAACAGTTTCAAGAATATGTATTAAATATAAATCCTGTATCTGATAAATCAGAAGATTATTCTTATCTAATCCCTTTAATTAAAACATTATGATAGACAGATTACCTAAAAATTGGTGTATCAGACAAGATGCACATCAAGATGTTTGTGATTGGTTTAATGCAAAGTATGGAATAAGTTCATTTTTAGAAGGAGGGTATACTTATTTATGTAAAGTACCTTTAAAAGATACTGGTAGTATATTTCAAGAAATAGCTCCTATTGGATTTTTAGAAATTACTTATGAAGAATTTAAATTTTTTATTTTAGATAAAGAACATCTTAAAAAAAGAGTAAAATCAAAACCAGAAGATCTATCGTATCTGATAGACTTTTTAAAACAACAACAAATAAATTAAATTATGGAAACAACAACTTCAAAAACAGTAAAAACAGCTAAGCCTGTATCTAAAGCAGAATTAACAGCAATGGTAGATTCTGGAGTAAAGAAAGAGCAAATTGCTCAATATTATGGGTTAAATAATACTCAAACAACTAAATTATTAAAATCAGCAGGATTGAAAATTCGTAAATTTCATGCACCTGCATTTGAATTAGTAGACTAATATGACTAGAGATGATATTCAAGAAAAAGTACTTAAGATATTAGAAAATGTCGATAGAGGTACAGTAGCTCTTTCAGGGAGTGGAGGTAAAACACTAATAGGATTAAAGCATATGGACATGAATCAACATGGTCATTTAAAATTTTTAGTAGCAGCTCCAAAGAAATCTATTTTTCAATCTTGGAAAGATGAAGCTAAAAAATTTAATCTTGAATATCTTCTTAGTGATATTACTTTTAGCACATATTTATCTTTAGATAAACTTAATCCTGATGATTATGATATAATATATTTGGATGAATGTCATTCACTTACATTAAGTCATAATGCATGGTTAAGTAGATTTAAAGGTAAAATTATAGGACTTACAGGAACACCACCCACTAATGAGAGATCAGAGAAATGGTTTATGGTAGACAAGTATTGTCCTATAGTATATTCATATAATACAGATGAAGCCATTGATCATTCAATTTTAAATGACTATAGAATAATTGTCCAATATGTAGACATAGATACTGAGAAAAACATTAAGGTTGAAAAACCTAATGCTACTTGGATGACTAGTGAACTAGCTATGTATAATTATTGGTCAAATAGAGTAGCCTCTTCTTTTGGTAAGATGAAACAAATAGCCGCTATACAGCGGATGAAAGCAATGCAAGGTTTCAAATCTAAAGAAAAAGTAGCTACTTATTTATTGAATAGTATAGGAATGCATAGTAAATGTCTTTGTTTTGCAAGTACTCAAGAGCAAGCTGCTAGAATCTGCACAATAACTTATCATTCAAAGAATAAGTTTTCAGAATCAAATTTAGAGTCTTTTAAAACAGGTAAATTACTAAAATTATGTGCAGTAGAACAATTAAATGAAGGAATTAATATACCAAATCTTAAATATGGTGTGATTATGCACTCTTACGGCAATGAGAGAAAAGCTAGTCAGAAGATATTTAGATTTCTTAGATTAAGTCCTGATGATTGTGCTACAGTATATATCCTATGCTATAGAAATACTATAGATGAAGAATGGGTGAAATCTGCGTTATCTGGATTTAACCAAAACAAAATAACTTATATTTGAAATTATGATTGAACAAATTAGTGTAGACTTGAACAAATTATATACTAATAAACTCAAGATTGAAGATTATTTCATATTATTTTGTTTAGTCCACAATGATGAGGATATGCTGATGAAATATATAGACACTTGTGGTCGTATAGAAACTAGCATATTCCACAGATTAAGAGATTCTGGATTTATTATCCTTACAGATGATAACAATATTCTTTTTAATGAGATTAAAGTAACAGAACAGGCTAAAAATTTATTTAATATTCAAGACAATGCAAAGTTTGAAGAATTATTTAAAGAACTGCTGTCTACTTATCCAAAATCAGTAAAAAGATTAACAGGTGGTAGAAGACCATTACATAATGACTTGGCTAGATGTAAAAAACTTTATAAAATAACTATATTTGATAGAGTGTCGTCTTCGTTAAACACAACTTTACACCAAAACATTTTATTATGTGTGCAAAAATACTACAATGATCATCGTAGGGATAATAAAGAGGAATTTATGCAACTTTTAGTTACATTTCTATCTCAAAGAACTTGGGAACAATATCTAGAAGATATTAACAATTTTACAGAAGTCACTAAAAATCTAGGAAATAATGACGCCATTTGAGAAAAGGATTTTACAGGGATTAGAAGGCGCTTATCAAGGGTTGAAGAATGGTTTCAATAGAATTAATAAGTATATCTATAACACACAGAGAGGCTGTTACACCTTATTAGGTGGTTTATCAGGTAGTTCTAAAACTACACTGTGTGATTTTATAGTATTAAATGGTATTCAAGATGCTAAAGCAAAAGGAATCCCTATTAATATTACTTATTACTCTTGGGAAATTGATGAAACTAGCAAAAGAGCAAATTGGTTATCCATTATGATTTATAATAAGTATGGTAGAGTAATATCTCCACAACTTATTAAAGGTATGGGTGACTTAAGGATGACTCCAGAGGAATTAGAAATAGTTCAATCTGAGTTACCTGAATTAGAAGAAATATTCTCTAAAATTAAATGGCATTGGACACCACTCAATCCTACAGGATTATATCATGAGTGGTGGTCTACAATGTCAGCTAAAGGGACTTTTAAGAAAGAACCTTATATTGATGAGAATGGAGAATCTAAGGAAAGAATTATTAGTTGGACACCTGATAATAAAGAAGAATACAATATTGTTGTCTTAGATCATGCTAGTCTTCTAAAGTTTGAGCGTGGATTTACTCTTAAACAAAATATGGATAAAATGTCTGAATATATTGTAGCTTGTAGAAATATGTTTAATATGACATTTTTTATAGTACAACAATTTAATCAGTCTTTATCTAACATTGAGAGAGTAAAATATAGAGGTGTAGACCTTTCTCCAGAGCAAAATGATTTTAGAGACTCAGGTAACTTGTATATTGATGCAGATATAGTATTAGGATTATTAAATCCTTATAAAATGCAGTTGGAAACAAGTTTGACCTACAATATTAATGTTGAAGGTAGTCCTTACAATCTTAAAGGTAAATATAGGTTACTTAAAGCTATTAAAAATAGATTAGGGGCCGATAATATCTCTATTGGTTTATACACTAAACCAGAAGCAGGATATTTTGAAGAATTACCTAAAGAGATGACATCAGAGGATTACGTAATGTACCAAAATAAATAATATGGGAAGAATTATATTAGCGATCGGAGAGCCAGGTACTGGTAAATCAAGAGCTATTTTAAATTTAGATGAGAATAAGACATTATTAGTTAAACCTAATAATAAAGAGCTTCCTTTTAGAGGAGGTGCTGTGAAATACAGTAAAGAAAAAGGTAATGTAGTAAATTGTTCTACATTTCCAGATTTGAAAGTTATATTAACTAAAGCTAATGAAGGTACTAAATTTAGTACAATCGTGATAGAGGATTAAGAAAATAATATTAAAAATAAATTTGCATAGTATTAAAATTATTTGTATATTTAATGAGTTAATAACTCGAATATATAAATATGGAAAATAAAATTAAAAAATTAAATAAAGAAGGAAAAACAGATGTAGAAATTTCAAATATTCTAAATTTACCTTACTATAAAATAGGTAGAATTAGAAAAAAATTACAATTATCTGTAAATTATAAACATGAAAATCTTTATATGTCTTCTCAACAAGAAGAAGCATTTATTGGTACATTATTAGGAGATGCTACTTTAGTCTTTAAAACAAAAGGTTCTAGATACCCATCATTTCAATTTTCTCATACAGAAAAACAAAAAGAATACTTTAATTATAAAGTGAATCTTTTTAAAACTCTTATGGGTAAACCTAAAATACATCTTTTAAAATCTAAATTTACCTCAGAAGAAGGTGTTTTAGTATATGGAATTCAAAGTTATAATATACCATCTTTACTTAAATATAGAAAAATATTTTATCCAAATAATAAAAAGATTATACCCATTGATTTTATAAAAGATAAATTTTCTGAATTAAGTTTAGCTCTTTTAATTTATGATGATGGGTGTAAAGATAATTTGAATTATAAATTATCAACTTATTGTTTTGAAAGAGAAAATGTTTTAGAATTTTCCAAATTTCTTTATGAAAAATTTAATATTAAATCAACAGTACATCAAAATAGTGTTTTATATTTTAGTAGACAAGCTACAGAAATTATAACTAAAATACTACAAAAATATCCTGTTAAAAACATGCAATATAAAATAATAGTGTAAGTCCTCTTTAAATTCTTTTAAAACTGGAAAGTCTTTTAACTAAGATAATCAGTTACCAAGCTAGTGAATGGTGTAATAGTAGCTAGAAAGGTTCAACGACTAGTAGATAGGAACCTAACCAAATCTACCACGAAATAAGAACATCTAATATTAGATGATGAGATAGTCTGAACTGCAAATATAAATAGACTAAATTGCAGAATATAGGGATAAAGAGCCTTATAGATAACAAAATGTTCACACATTTCCTAACTAGTAGAGTTATGGCAGATGCTAAGATCTCAGGATTTCAGAAATGGTCTGATTTAGCAGTTGATGTATTTCAAGGATTAATTAAAATTGAAGAGAAATTAAGAGATGATTTAAATGTAATTGTTATTGGTCATACAGAAAGAAATACAGATGTAAATGGTAATAGTATTATCACTTTACAAACAGTTGGTAAATTATTGGATAACCAAATTAAAATACCTTCGTATTTCACCTATGTATTACATTCTGATGTAAAAGAAGTGAATGGAAAGATGGAATATTCATTTTTAACAAATAGTGATGGTCTTAGATTAGCTAAATCTCCTGAAGGGTGTTTAGATAAGTTTGAACCAAATGATTATGCGTTAATCTTGAGTAAAATACACAAATATCAATTAGGAGAGTAATTTCCCTAATAAATTAAATCATTAAATATACAAAAAATTATGTTCGATTTTCAAAATGCTGAGGTATCAAAAGGTAACTATAAAGAAACTATTAAACCAGGAATTCATATTGTTAAAGTTTCTAAAATTGAGAATGGTGTAAGCTCTAAAGCTGGAGCACCACAAATTACTATTACAGTAGAAGACAATTCAGGAGCTGAATTAGCAAATATCTATTCATTAAATACTATTGTAAGTCCAGGTAAAAAAATGTCTGGATGGGATGTAACTAAAAATGCTATTTTATCAATAGTAGCTGCTGCTCATTCTTTAGATGAGACTTCTGCTAAAGCTAAAATGCCTAATGCTAAATCAGCTGAGGAATTAGCTCAAAAATTATCTATTTTATTAGCAGGTAAAGAGTTCCGTTTAAAAGTAGTAGGTGAGGAGAAAATCTCTCAAAAAGGTACTAAATATGTAGCTTCTTCATTTGGTAATGGAGTATTCTGTGAGTCTAAATCAGTTTCTGAAACAGACAGCAAGTTATTCTTTAATGCTGAAAAGAATATTAAAAAGTTAGCAGTTGAACCAGCTGGTAACTCAGATGCCCAATCAGCATTCTCTAGCCCAGCTAGTGAAGTTAACTTTGGATAGTAACCACTAAGTAATAACAGGTACCCACGGCCAAAGGGAGTAAATGGAAGTAGTATTCTCAGCCTGTTCTTATTTTTAAAATCATTAATTATGCAAAGTTGGAAATTTAATAGTACTGCTAGATCTGTTTTAATGGAAGGTATTGCTGCAAGTTTAAAAATACCTTATTCTGATGTTTATAAAACAATTAGAAATATGAATTCTAATTTTATTAAGACAAAAGATGGTAAAATTTATAAAGTTATTTTAAAAGAAGTTTAAGTATGTTCAATTTTGATAATGCTAGTTTACAAATAACAAAAGAAGAAATACTTAAGTATATAACTGAATTACAGATACTTGAAAGATATTGTAGTAATTATAAATCGTTAGATTCTAGTTTTAAATCAGAATTTTATTCAGATAAAAATGGAAGTTGTAGAATACAAATAAGTGCTTCTGGTATACCTTATTATAAAGATTATGGTAATGGAGATTATTTTCTAGCATTTGATTATGTAAGTAGAAAGTTTGGAACCACTTATCATGAAACTTGTAATGTCATAGCTAATGACTTTGGTTTAAAAAGAACTAACTTGAATGTTACTCCTCAGCTATTGTTAGTTAATGATGCACCTAAGCCTGTTAAAAAGAAATCTAATATTAAAGTAATTGTTAAACCATTTAGTTTAATAGATTATGAGTATTGGATGCAATATGGTATATCTTTACAAACATTACAATTTTTTAATGTTAAAGCTTGTAGTCATGTTTATTTAAATAAAGGCGATAAACATTATGTATTTGAATATAGAAATAGTAATCCTCTGTATTCTTATAGATTTTATAAAAATGAAACTGAATATCTTAAAATCTATAATCCTTATTCTGCTACTAAAGAAGGTAAATGGTTAACTAATGTAGGTTCAGATTGTCTTCAAGGATATGATCAATTACCAGAATCTGGTGATATCTTATTCATTACCAAGAGTTTAAAAGATGTTATGGTATTCTATGAGATGGGATATTCTGCAGTAGGATTACAAGCTGAAACTAATAAACTTAGTAAAAAGTCTTGGGATGAGTTGTCTAAAAGATTTAAAAGAGTTATCTTAGTGCTTGATAGAGATGATCAAGGTTATACATCAACAGGAGATTTCTTATTAGAATATGATGTAGAATTTTTCTTTATTGATAAGACTAAAGATATAAGTGATTACAGTAAAGATTACGGCTTAGAGAAAGCTAAAAAATTAATTAAAAAAAAATTATTATGAAATATTTAAAATATGTATGGATATTAAATTTACTGGTTGGTATCAGTAGTACATTTGTTGCTTTATTTTTATTATATAAACATTTTGATATATTCTATATTATTATAAATATTATAAGTGCAATTGGTAATTTTTATTTTGTATATCAAAAATGGAAAAAATAAATTTAAATTGGACACAATTCTGTGATAAGTATTCTCCAATAAAGAATACATTAGAATTAAATACTCCATGTGATGGATTTCTATTTTTAGATAAAGAGCAATTAAGAGATGTTCCTTTAGAAAGATTATGGTCATTAATTGAAAATCCATTAGAAGATGATATGTACATTACTAATGGAGTTAGAATGATTAATGCTCATGGTTGGTTAGTTACTAGAGAATCTTGGGATAAAGAAGAAACTATTGAAGTTAGATTAGAAGAATCTGATATTAAAAAAGAAGATTAATTATGGGATTAGAAAAAATTAAAGTGAGCTTCGAGCCCACGGAATCATGGAATCATGAAGATTTCAGACAATTAATTAAAGGTATCAAAGAGAAAGATTATTCACACTTAGGGTTTGAATATGAATTATGGATCATTACTACTAATGATAGTTTACCATATATTAATGCTATAGCTAGTCAGTTTAATATTCCTCAAAGTAATGTTCAGATGTGTTTAAATGATTCTACTAAAGTAGGTATTATTACATTACATACAGATATTCATTTTGATGGAGAGCAAACTATTATTACAGCATTAAATCCTACAACAGCTGTAGGTATTTTAGTAGATAGAAAAATAGATTATCCAGGTATGGGACTTAAGTATATTAAGAACTTAGATACTTGGACAATGGCAATTTTAAGAGACAGAGATGGGGAGAAGACCAAGCCTTGCTAATAAAAGGTTTAAAGCTAGCTCTAAACCAAAGAAAAAAGCTGTTCCTCATGGAATCCCTGTAGTTCACGATGGAGTTCAATTAAGATCTGGATTAGAGAAAATATGTTATGAAGCTTTAACTAAAGCAGGTATAACGCATTTTAACTATGAAGATGATGTATTTGAGCTTCAACCTAAATATACAGCCTCAGGAGTCAGTTATCAGCTTTATAAGCGTATGATGACTTATGAAGAAGCTAAAGCTGAAGGAATAAATGCAAGATTTAAGAATAAAAGTAAACCTAAATATGTCTATCAATTTGGAGAAGTTACTAATAATATTAGAGCAATCACTATTAAACCTGATTTTAGCTGTCTAGATAAAGATACTAAAACTGGTTGGATAATTGAGACTAAGGGAGATTACACAAATGAGTATCTTCTAAAGTTAAGATTGTTTAAATATTGGTGGACTATAAATGGATGGACAATAGATTATTTTGCTCCTAATAATTTAACTAATGTAAATAAGTGTGTTAAACTAATTAAAAACAAATACTATGGATTATAGAACTAAATTTAAAAAAACTAAAATAGCATTTATTGCTGTATGTGCTGTCTTAGGAATAATTGGTGGTTGGAATCTAGGTGCCTTTATATTTAAAGAACGTAGTGAAAAATTACTAATACCTAAACCTACTGTAGTTGCTGATACAGTTAAAATAGAAGGATTTAGTGAAGCTAAACTAATAGAATTTATGGATATTATAGAAATGAAATATCCTAAGATTGTATTAGCTCAAGCTAAACATGAAACCGGTAATTTTAAGGCTCCAAGATTTATAAAACATAATGCTTTATTTGGTTTTCAAACATCAGATTCAGATATTATTAAATATAAATCTTGGAAAGAATCAGTAATTGCATATAAAGCTTGGCAAATGAAAAGACTTAAAGATGGTGAAGATTATTATAAGTTTTTAGTTAGAGTTAAATATGCTGCTGATACTAATTATGTTAAAAAATTAAAACAATATTAAATGGCTTGTAAAGTAGAATACAAAGATCTTGAAGAGATCACAAAATTTTTAGATAAGATTAGTAAAGTAGAATGTTATTTTAAAGGTACAAATGAACTTGTTAAATTTCAAGGTACTTCTAAAGCTTTATCTCAAAAAATCAAAGATAAATACACTGAAATAAAACCAGATTACGAAAAATGATAGGTTTAATAGACGCTGATCATATACCTTATATTGTATGTTACAATAAGATAGGTGAACCTGAAAAAACCTTAGAAGAAGCTATTAAATCTGCTAATAGCTATCTTCAAGGGTTAATTAATGGTACAAATGTAGAAGAATTTCATTTATTCTTCACAATAGGAAAAAACTTTAGATATGATATATATCCGGAGTATAAAGCTAATAGAAAAAATAATGAGAAACCACCATTCTTTAATGAAGTAAGAGATTATTTAATTAATGAATATAATGGTATTCATGGTTATGGACTAGAAGCTGATGATTTGTTAGTAATATATAAAAATAAATATATTGCTGAACAAACTAGTTATATTGTAATGTCTACAGATAAGGATATTAATAACTTATTTGGATTACATTATGATATTAAAAACGATGTTGCAAAATTAGTTGATACAGAATTTGCAGAACAATATTTTTGGGGTTCAATTATCACAGGTGATACTGCTGATAATATTAAAGGAGTACCCGGAAGAGGACCAGCTTTTATTAAAAAGCTATGGAATGAATGTAATAATATAAATTTATTTAAAAGTAAAGTGATTTGTGAATATATAAATCATTTTGGTGAAGAAGTTGGAATTGAAGAATTTTACAAAAACTATAAGTGCCTAAAAATTAAAGACTCTCACGAAGGTGTTGAGTTTGTAAACCCTATAAAAAGCACAGAAGTTTATGCAAGGACGCTTGGTCTGGTTAATTAATAACGGTTATACCGATGAACACGGTTCAGTCACTAGGACTAGAACTACAACATTCTTAATGCCTTTAGTTGGTATTACAGAAGAAAAATTGATGGAATTCCATCCTAAAATATTTATAAATGCTTACGTTGAAGATTTTGTGGATAGTAAGATTGTAATAGTTTTAAATAAATTAGATTTTGAAGAAGAGTCTAAAGATTTTATAACTACTGAACACTTAAATGAACATTTTGAAAGATGTGATGAAAATGAGGAAGAATACATGTTATATTACAATATTCCAGATCATTTTAAAGATGATGTAATGAAAATACTTAAAGGACAATATTCTCAAACTTCACCAAGTTATAAAGATGTCCTAATTAAAATATATGGAAATGGTAGAAATACTACAGATCATAGACCTACAGTCTTTGACTGTTTATTTCCAACAAAAGAAAAAAGAGAAGCTTATGCTAATTATTTAGGAGTAGAAACTCATTTAATAGATGAAGTATCTTCTAGACCTAGAAAAGAGTATGAAATATTTAAATCAATTGAACAATTAAAAGAAATATTATGACACAAGAAGAAAGAATTGACGAAGTTTGGAAAGCAAGGTTGAAAGACCACGAGAGAATGTTTCCTATTTTAAATAAGATTGATAGAATTTGGATGGCTAATCCAACTTTACAATTTTGTGAACTAGCAAAATTAATTGTGTTAGATAGTAAAAATGATATAGAATTTACACAAAAATTAGATGAATACATAGATGAACACAACATTAAATAATTATACAATAGAGGATTTTTTAAAACTAAAACCAATAATTTATGAATATTGTGTTAACTTAACTCAGAAAAGAACTATATCATCTTGGGATAGAGATTTTGAAGATGCAAATGATCTATACCAAGATGTATATTTGTATGTACATGATAATTATTTTAATTTACCTAAAGAAAAAATAACTGAAGCTAAATTTATACAAATAATGAAAAATTGTACATATTGGACTTATCATAGAAAGTATACAAAGAAAAATAATAAAGTGATTAATGATGCTCATTACTTCCAACAATCAAGGGAAACAGAGTTTCATTTTTCAGAAAACTTATTTGAATATCCTACCTATTTTGAAAATATAGAAGATAATCCTGATTATAATTTTGTTATGAAAGGTTTAAAATTTTCTGAAAGATTAGCTATAAATTACTTTTTAAAAGGTTATTCTAAAACAGAAGTTGCTAAAATGTTTAATAAGAATTATGTATTTATTACGTCAATTGTTAAAAAAATTGAAACTAATGTACTAATGGATAAACTTAGTAAACCTTTAATTAAAGAAAAACCTAAAAAAGAAATTGTTTATAATGACTTGGTGTTTGTGAGAAAAAAATTGCCTAATTTTGATAAGATATTTAAGAAAACTAGAAACATCAAAACTCTTGAAAATGATAGAAAGATTAAAATGTATTCTTTATATTTACAAGGTGTGTCTAATAAAGACATAGCTAAACAATTAGGAAAACCTTTTAATCAAATCAATCAAGAGATTTATAGAATTAATCAAAAGGTTAAAAAATATGCTATCTGATAAAACAGAGTTATTAGAGCAAACTAAGAAATTAGTTGAAATAAAAGAAACATTAAAATTTGATGAGGGTAAGCCTTGTATGAGTGATATCCCTCATCTTAGTTTAATGTCAGTAGCTAGAGTATTTAATTACGGAGCTAAAAAATACAGTAAATTTAATTATAGTGGAGGAACAAATTGGTTAAGATATTATGATGCTGCACAAAGACATTTAAATTCGTGGATGATTAGTGATGATATAGATGCTGAAAGTAAAGAAAATCATCTTGATCATGCAATAGCTAGTCTATTAATGTTGAGAGAAAATATTCACTTAAACACAGGTACTGATAACAGGAATCCTGTATACAAAAAATCTCATGAAGTTAAGTAAAATACAAAAATCAATTTATAATTGGTTACTAATCAAAGATAGTTATCTAAAATGTAGTCCTAAAGTAATTGCTAAGTATTATCCTAATAAAGCAACCTCTAAAGATATTCAAATAGCATTAGAACAAGCTAGAATTTTAGTAAAATCTCAAAAATCAGCAAAACCCACACCTTATCCTGGAGATTATGACATATCACACTTAGGGACTATGTATAAAAAATATCTAAAAGAAAAAAGTGTTGAGGTAATTAAACCAGAAAAAGAAGTTAAAGTTATTAATCAATTAAAAACATCTAAATCAGTAAGAGGTCAACATTACCTTCAACCTGGATTATACATTTCAATAGGGTGTGCTCATGCACCATTTCATCTAGCTCCGGCATTTAAAGCTGTTCAACAACTACTACATGATAATAAATCTCAAATAGTTGGATTAGTTCTAGCAGGGGATTTCTTAGATATGAACAGTTTAAGTAGTCATGATAAAGGTAGAAAACCATTACCTGGAGTTACATTAGATTGGGAATATGCAGAATCTGAAGTATTATTAAGTAGTTTGTTAGATCCATTAGCTTCTAACATTGAAAAAGTCTATATATTTGGAAATCATGAAGATAGATACCATAGATATATGTCTGATATTGATAATTCTAAACTTGGATCTTCATTAGAAGGCCCTATTTCAGGTTTAAAATTAGTAGATAAAGGATTTCATATCTATGAGAATTGGAAAGAGGACTATATTACATTAGGCCATCATTTACAAGTATCTCACGGAGAATTCTTCAACGTCCATTCAGCGAAGAAGCATATAGACACTTATAGAAAATCTGTATTATATTATCATACTCATAGAGTACAGCAGTACATTGAAGGTGCTGTAGGAGGGTATAATGGAGGATCTATGGCTGATTTTAATGCTCCAGTATTTGGATATGCATCAAGAGCTATGAAGAATAGTTGGCTTAATGGTTTTAATGCTGTTCATGTAGATGAACAAGGATTTTATCATATTCAACAAATAGTTTGCTATAACAATAGCTTTGTATTTGGGAATAAAATTTATAAATACTAAAATACCAAATAACTACATACTAGTTCTTTAATAACTAATAACCTTTAGTAATTTAAATTTTTACACCTAGTATTGTAGTTATTTGTTCTTATTGTACCAACTTCTTCCTCTTTAATATGTGTCCCAGTCTATGACCTGTTCTTAGAACATCTCTGTTAAATGAAAGTTGAGTCCCTTAGACAAGAGGATCCCTTGATTCTAAGTAGCTATATAAGATTGATTTTCCAGCAATGCTTATATTAATCCAGTTAAGCTAAAGTCGGCTGGTTTTAAAAATAAACTATGACTAAAATAAAACTTGATTCAGAAGAATTTCTTAGACCTGTAATAACTTACATGCTTAGAGAATATGGAGTAGACTATGATTATGTAGTTAAACATCCTAAAATTAAAGGAGTTGTTTGGTGTCAATATTATTGGGATTCTCCAAAGAGTAAAAAAGAATTTTTAGATTGGCTTAAAACATTTCTAAAAACAAAAGTAAATTATAAACCACACAAACTTGAAGATGTAATCTATTCAATAGATACAACTTGGGGATTAAAATTAGAAGAAAAATGATACAAGCTTTTTTAACAACATTATTATGGAATACAGTAGGAACACTTATATTTATTATTTGGATACTAAGTATAATGTTTATATGTATTCAAAGAAATTTCAATAAAGAAAAATATTCTAAAAAAGAATTTATTCTAGATTTAATTATACCATTTAGGTATTTTTATAAAGCTTTTTACAATTTATTTAAAAATTAATACAAATTAAAAACCCTCCTAGAGAAATCTAAGAGGGTTTCTTATAAACAAAACTAAACTATCGTATATGAAAACTATCGTAAACCAGAGAGTAGCTGTCGGCTATAACACAATGAACAGGAAGGCTTTATTGTCTTTATTCAGTGCTTATTTGAAGTAGAAGTTTCCTGAGTTCATTAAATTATCAAATTGTGATTCTAAGTTAGCCACAGGTACAATATCTCTAAATTCTTTACTTAATTTAGTCATCCCTTTATTAGGTCCTTTGGAAATATATACATCTTTAGTATTTCCTAAAGAAGCATTAACTGGAGTCTTTACTAACTGTACTAATAACTCACCAAAATCATTAGCTGTTCTTAATCCTGATACAGGGTTTTTTAAATTTGCATATAATGATTTAGGATTGATAGCAGCATCTAACTCACCACCAACTCTATCTGATTGTTTTCTTAAAAAGTTTACAAACATTTTTAATTCTTCATCATCATCATCAATACCTTTAGCAATAGACTCTAACATTAACATTAATACAGCAGTAGTCATCCAATAGATACTTTCTACTTGTAATTTCTTTAAATTAGATTTTTCATAATCTTGTAAGGAATTAAAAGCTGTTCTAATAGAATTAAAATCATACATAGCTCCTGCTTTAATTACAGATATAAATCTAGCAAAAGTTCTATATCTTCCCTCTTGATAATTACCTGTAGTCTCATCAAAGTACGTAGCTCCATATCTAGATTTACCAAAATTGTATATCCATTTTTTAAATTGCATAGCTGTTTGACCTAAAGCATATTCTTGTAAAGCTACTTTATCTCCTTCACTGTAGTTACCATGAATAATCTTATTCATATTTTTAATTTCCACAGACATTGCTCTCCTTTGAACAGGAGAATATTCAAATCCTTCTTTTAGTTTCAATTCTCCATTAACAAATTCATGAGCTTCCCAAATAGAAAGTTTTTCACCTGTTTTACTATTAGTTAATAATTCAGATCTTAATTTAGCAATAGCTGTATTAGATTGAGCAACAAATTCTCCAGCAGTAATACCTCCAAACATTATTGTACTTAATACAGAATGATCTTCTATAATTTGATTTCTATCAATCCAATTAAATTTTTCAAGCATTGCTTCAAATTTATTAGTAGGTTTAATAGTATGAGGATCTTTACCAACATGTTTCATAAAGTTCATAGTACTTATTTGTCTAGTAGTATCTGCAATAGCTTTATTTAAATGTTTATTAGTGAATCCAAATTGTTGACCAAATCCTTCTATCCTATTATTAATATTAGCCATAATAGTGTTATTAATAGCTGAAAATGGATTTAAACCTAATGATTTATAAGCTACAAAAGTGTTAAAGTTTTGTAATAGTTTAGCTGTTTTAGTTTGATTAGCTGTAGAATTAGAATAAAATATCATACGCATGTAAGTTTCCATACGTTCTTGTGTTTTAGAAACTCCTTGAATATACTCTTTTTGTCCGGCACTATTTAATTTAAAGAATTGAGTATTCTTCATTATTTTTCTAGCAATCATTAAAGTAGATTCTGTTTGTTTCATTAAATCATAATTTTCAGCCATATGGGCCACTTTAATTAATGATTTAGTCATATCAACTTCTAATTCTTCCGGTGTTAATTTATTCTCTTCAATTAAAATAACATTTTTAGCTATTTTAATTTTATTTAATAATTCTTTATTTGAAGGATCTGATATTAATTCTTTTTGTAAAGACTCTAATTTTGCTTCAAGCTTTTTAAGCTTTTCAACATTCTTTAGATCTGCTGTATACATAATAGGAACATCTTCTACTATTTGTCCATTCTCATCTAATTGTCTAGAACTAAATACAACATCTGGATTTACAAATTGTCTAAATCCTTTTTTAGCAGCATTAAATATACCTAATTTCTTAGCATCTGTTAATAAAGAGTTTTTTACTCTAAACATTTTACCTTGCATTTTATTTTTTACAGCTAAAGGTAATTTATCTAATAATTCAGAATTAGCTTTCATTACAAACTCAAAGTATTCTTTTTTAGCTTTTCCTTGAGGAGTTTGATCATTCATTAATTTATAATACTCTGGATTACCAAACTTAGTAACTTTACCATTTCTTTCAGTAACTACTTCTGTAAATTCAGGTTTAACATGTGTTACTAAAACTCTTTTTACCTCACCTGTAGGTTTATAAGTATTACCTACTTTAACTTTAACCATAGCAAAAGTCTCTCTTTCATCTTGATAATACTTACGTCTATACTGTTTATATAATTTATCATACATTTCTGGAGTAACTTCTTCACCGCTAGCTAATTTAGATCCGGGCACATAAGGTTTTTTAACCCATGAAAAAAATCCATTCTCTCCAATAGATAGAAATTCAAATTCACTTCTTGCTTGTTTAAACTCATCAGTATACTTTTTATTCTCACCATCTTGTAAACCCTGCTCTCCTAAAGTTTCAGCTTTTAAGAAACTAGCCAATTGAGCTTTATCTTCAGCTAATTTAATATTATGCTCTTTTTCTTCTTTAGAAAGAGTTTCTCCTGGTTTATAAATATACTCTCTTTTATTACCATGTTTATCCTCTAAAAGTTCATAAACTTTCTTTTCAGCATCATAATAAGCTTGAGATACTTTTTGTAATAATCTACCTGTTAACTTACTATCTTTATTCTTTTGATACATCCAATCAAATCCTTCTACTCCAGCTTTCTTTAACTTTTCACCGGCTCTAACAATTTTATCAACCCAAGTATTAGTATTTTCATAAACAGCTTCTCTAGTTTTTTCAACCTCTTTCTGTAATAACTGTAACAAAGGACTAACACTATTAGACATACCTCCCATTTTTAATTCTTGGATAGATATATCTTTAGCTTCTTTTAACATATTTTTAATATCTTCTTCTGTTAAATCTCTTTTAGAATTTGTTTTAACAAAATTAACCATATAAGTTTCTAAGATATTATTAATATCATCATTAATATCAGCATACATAGAGTCAATTTCTCCACCTATCTTTTTAATATCATCATTGTATCCTACCATTTGAGGTAAGAATGTTCTTAAATCATTATAAGAATCTAGTTGATTACTTATTTGTAATAAGAAGTTAATATGATCAGGATTATTCATATCAAATTTATTTTCCAAGAATTCTCTAGTTGTAGTTAATTCATGGTGCATAAATTCTGCAGTCTTTAAAAAAGCTTCAGTATTTTCTAAAGTAGATAATTGTTCTTTTAAATCCTTTAATCTATTAATAGTTTCCTCTTTAGGTAAATATCCTTTTCTTTCTTTAGCAGACTCAAATACTAATATCCTAGCTTTTAATTTATCAGCTTGATCTTTTAATAAATTATTTAAACGAGTGATTACTCGGTTACTTAATTCTTTTTTTTCAGTGCTTTCAATAGGCTCTTCAAAAGTTTTTTGATTACTAGGTACAGTAGAGATAATTTCTTCTATATTACTAAAATCAGGTTTAACATTATATCTATTCTGATTATTCTTTAAATATTCGATTAACTCTTCTTTAGAGTAAGTCTTCCCATTATGGGTATATAAACATGCCATATTATTTAATTTAATTATCTACTACAAAATTGAGTTATTTCACCGGATTTTAACAATCTTTCAAAATCTTCTATCCCTGTATAATCATCTATAACTTCTTCTACTTCTTCATTTAAAGTTTCTTTAGCACCTTCATTCTCTAATATATCAAAATTAGTTTGAAGTTGATTAAAAAATTCTTTATTTGGCTCAGCTCTAAGAATAGAAGTAATATTATCTCTACGATAAGTAGATCCTATAATTTCTTTAACAGGATCCTCTTTTACTACATTAAATGGTAATTCTTCAGAATTAACTCCATATAAATTTTTAGCTTGTTCTTTTAATTCTAAGTTAGCTTTATTAAAAGCATCTAATTTAGTTGGAACAATCGCTCTACTTTCAGATATAATACCTTTATAGTACATGTCTCTAATAGCATTATCTAATACATTACATCCCATAGGTTAACATTTAAATGGATTTTTACCATCATTAACTATTTTATTAACATCATCTCTTAAAGATTTAAAATCTTCAAAAGTAGTTGCATTTTTAAATCTTGTATTCATAATAGATCTTTCTTCTGGAGAAAGAATTGCATCAATTTTCTCTTTATTATTTTTAACCAATTCTGTAACTACTACTTTCATTAGATTAGTTTTAGGATCAGCTACCGGCTGTGCTTTAGTTGTATTACCCATAAGAGCTTTCATTTTAGCAAGAGTAGCTTTTTCTTCCTCCAAAGATACTTCTTTTTCTTCAGATTCCAAAGAATTATCATCAATAATTTCAGCTTTTGTAGCATTAGGTACATTAGTATCTTCAGTTCCTAAAGCTTTTTTAAACATGCTCATAATATCAGAAGCAGATTTACCACTTTTAGCTTTTTCCCCTAAATTTATAGGTGTAGATTCTTCAGTTTTATCAACTTCTTCAGGAGTTACTTGATCAAATAAAGCTTTAGCTGTATCATAAGTTCCTGGGAAATACACACTAACTCCTTTCATACCTATTTGTTCTAAAGGTTTGTAAGTAGCTTTTTCACCAACACCATAAGGATGTATTGTATTATGCGTATGACCATTAGTAGCATCAATATAATTTAAAAAATCATCTTGCTTACTAACAAAACCTGTAGCTTTATTTGTAAAAGACTCTAATTCAAAGAATTGATACTCTTCACCTATTCTCACTTTAATAAATTGTGGGAATTTAAAAGTAGGTTGTGCTGAATTTTCATTCTTAGTTTTCAGCATTACAGGGAAAACTTCTTTTAATTTACCCTTACTATCTTTAAATTCTTGCTCAGAATTAGTACTAACTTCAAATACTAATCTATCTCCATTCATTCTAATAGGTCCTTTCTCAGTAACATTAATCTTATGAGTATGCATAGCAGCATATGTAGTATTTACATCTGTGATATACATTTTTCTAAAATTATAAGCAGCTTGACCAAAATCAATACTTGGATTTTTAGCAACTAAACCTTTAACTAAATCATCTAAAGTTTCTGAATACTTATTAAACATATTCACCGGTAAATATTTAGCTACACTGTTATTCTTAAAAGTCATGTTATCTTTAACCATTAAATAGCTAAGCATATTATCTACAAAGTTTCTAGGAGTTAATCCAGCTTCATTTAATTGAGTTTGGTTATCATACCATAAAGATTTGACAGAATCTATTAATAAAGAAATAGTTTCATTACTTTCTTTTACAAAAGATTTTGTATCAATAATATTTTCTTTAATAGTAAAGTATTTTACAATATAGTTATCTTTAGTAGTAGGATTTGATTTTAATAATTCTAATTGACTAACTAAGTTAACTTGTCCTTCTTTATTTAATTCATTAAAAATTAAACCTAAATTTAAAGAGTCTAATCTCTTTTGAATAGCTTGCTTATTAACTTCTTTAGTATTTACATCATCTCTAAGTTTCTCTAAGTCATTAACATAAGATTTCACAGATAGGTAACCTAAAAATTCTCTACTTAACTCAGCAACATTATCCACCACATTAGTAAATCTATCTTGTAAACTATCAAATAACTTACTAAACTCTTTAGTGAATAATTCAGTTTGTTCAATAAATATTTTTTGACCTACATCAGTACTAACTTGTAAAGCACGTTTAATATTTCCTAAAGTATTAGCATCATCTTTTAGTATTGGTAAAATGTCGATATGCGCTTGACCTACAGCTAATCCTCTGTCAGCAGTATTTAACGCTTTATTTAATTCAAAAGTGTCAATAGCTTTATGTAATTTTTGATTCATTACAGTAAATGAAGTTTCTAAACCTTGATTTAAAGTTAAGAAAGTATTTAATGTAGCCATTACATTATACTGCTCTTGGATTTTAACAAATTGATTTAAAGCTTGATATTGTACTTCTAAAGCTGTAGAATTATTACTATCTCCTAATTCATTTTTAGTAAACTCTTTACCTAATAAAATATTTTCAATTTGTTCTAAAGTAACTTCTGTTAATTCAGGATCAATTTTAGATATTGTTCTATTTACAGCTTCAATTTTATCTTTAGTAATCTCTCCATTATTTTCTAAAGAAACAATAGCAGAAGCTTGAGCATTAGCCTTGTTAAAAGATTCTTCAATCTCAGTTTTAACTTTAGATACTAAAGCTTTTTGAATTTTACCATACTCTTGAATAATAGGTAAGTTAATAAACTTAACAGCATTTTCAAAACTCATACCTTGCATGATAAGTTCTGTAAATCCTCCTAATAATTCAAACTGAATATTTAATTCACCAGCAATAGGATCTTTAGCATTATCTGTAAATACGTTTAATAAAATATTTAAGTTATTAGCTATACGCTCATTTTGTTTATTTGTGGCAGAATATGAACCACCAGTCTCACCAGCTATCTCAAATCTAAAAGCATCTTCATTAAATTTAACTACTTTATCTCCAACTTTAGACATTAAAAAGGCAAACTGTTGGATCTTATTAGCTGCAATACCAATACCGTCTTTACCTGCAGAGTTTTTACTATTAGCATCATACTTACCATTAATATCAGAAGCTGACTTATTTTTTTGAGAAATAGTAGATTGTGTAGATTTAATAAAACCTTCAGATTTCAATTTAGGAACTAAAGCTTTTAATACATCTGTAGATGTAGTATTATTAGCAATCTCAGCGGTATGATTATTAGCTAACATCTTAATCATATTATCTAATGCTATATTACTATTAACAGCATTAGGTTTTTTACCTTTATCAACAAAAGATTTTTCTGTATAAGGTAAATCATATTTTTTAGATACTTGCTCGTAATAAGTTTTTTCAATTATAGCTAACTCTCCTTTTAATCCTTGACTAGCTAAGATTAAAGGTTGTTTTTCTTTCTTACCAACTTCATCAATTTCTTTATCTATTTGCTTAACAGCTTTTTTAATAGAGTTATATCTAAAGTCATTTTTTAATAATTGATTATAGTCTCTACTAAAATCTTTATCATAATTTAAATTATAAAATTTAAAAGCCTCAAAAGCTTCTTGAAGAGTTTTTTCTGTACCATATTTAATAGGAACAGTAGGAGCTTCTTTTCTATACCAGAAATATGACATTTGAATAAACTCAGAGTCAATATCAAAATCGGCTCCTGATAAGTGAACAATTTCTGATGGAAAAATACCTATACCGTTGTAATAATCTGGTAATAAACTAACTACTTTTAAAGACATTGCTGATTGTTTATCACCTGTAGGAATACGGTATCCTAACATTTTTAAAACCTCAGTCATTTCAGGAGTAATAGTATCTCCTATTTTTAATCCATGTCTAGTTAATATAGTTTGTGATAACATACACTCACTATATTTTAAATCACCTTCTTCTACATTATATCTTAATGAAGACTCTTCGTATTTAGTAGTATCATTATATTTAGCAGGATCTTTAATTAAAGTATGGTGAGAAATAACTTCACCAGTTACTTTATCTCTAACAACTTTAACACCAGCATCACTAGCTAAAGATACTTTATCTCCATTTACTTTTTGATTTAATACACCTTTACTAAAATAAGACAAAATAACTTGTTCAGCTTTAGTAATCATTTGAACCATGTTGTAGTTTAAAGGAGTATCAAAAAACTCTAATAATTGTTCATCAGCTCCACTAGCTGCTAAAGATCTTTTAACAACTTCATCTAATTGAGTTTTATCAATATTACCATCTGTACCAACTTCTTTAATTACACGCATAGCACGTTTAAAAGAAGTATCTCTAGTATCAGCAATAGCTTCATTATACTTCTTTCTAATATCTCCTAATTTAACTCCATTAACTACTTCATTATCTTTTAATTCAGAAGCAATTAAAGTTAAAATCTGACTACCAGTAACAATTTCTTTTTTACCAGTAGGAGTTTCTACTTGTAAACGTTTATTAGAATTATATACTTTGAATCTAGATTTACTTAAATCTAAATCATCAGCTTGACTATCTTGAGGACTTCTTGTAGCTCCTTTAGATGCAGATTCTACAGCTAAATGATCTACTTCATGTAAATCCATATTATTGGCTAAATTATGCCAATACTTCATACCTGGTACAGGTTTATATAATTTAGTTAATTCTCTTACAGTGTTTCTATATTCTACAGATTCATAATCATCCTTAATCATTAAATCAAATATTTTATCTGTAAGTTCTGTAAACTTATCTACATCTTTATCTTCAATGTATGAAATAGCACTTCTAATAAGTCCTAATTCAGACATTTTTAAATATTGTCCATTGATACCATCAAATACAATAGTCTTTTTAGAGTTTAAAGAAGCTAATGCTTCAGATAATGCTTTTTGAGCTTTATCTCCAATATTAACATTTCTAACAACTTTACCATCTACTTTCTTAGTAAATTGAATAATATCTTTATAAGTCTTTCTAGTCGCACCATCAACTCTACCTAATCTAAAAGCACCCATCATTAAATGGTACTGTGAAGAATAGGACATAGCGTCATTTGATGTATAACTAGCTATTTGATCTTCAGTTAAATTTAATACTTTACCATCTTCATCAGTAACTTTAGTTAATTTACCAGAAGCATCAAATTCAGGTTTTACTCTAACTAACTTATTATTAATTATTACAGTAGAAGTATATAAATTAATATCTTTAATAATAGCAGAGTTATGCGTACCTCTTCCATAATCTGGACCAGAAGCCATAGCTCCTTTATTACGTTTAGAAATATCTACTTTATCTTTTCTAGATAAGGCATAATCACCATCCATTAATTCATTTAATGAATTAGACATAATATAATCATTTATATAAAATGAATATAAGAATGGGTCATAAGTTTCTTCTCCACCTTTTAATTCAGTAGTTAAGAATAAATGTATCTTAGCATCTTTTAAAGTGTTTTTAAATTCTTTAAATGAAATTTGTAAATACTTTTGTACACCATTATTAATAGCATTGATTTGTTCAGAAGTTAATTCTTTAATATCTGGATCTAAAGCAGACTTAACTAAATTTTCATAAGCTTCATTACCCATAGTGTCTCTTAAATACTGAAACTCTGTAAAATTAAAAGCTCTTCCTTTTAAAGAATTATTATACCCTTTTAAATCTCCAGGTTTTTTATCAAAAGCTTTCTTCTCTCTCTTAATTCTTTCCCACTCTTTAGTTACTTGAGTTAAGAAATATTCTTTAATCTTAGCTTGACCGGCAACAGATTTAACATCTATTTTAGGTAATTCAGCTACATATCCTGTAGAAGAAGCCTCATTTTGTCTGAATAAGTATTTACCAGTTTCAGTATTTCCTTTATTGTGATATAGTGTAAGAGCACTTAATAAATAAGTTCTAGCATCAAAACTACCAAAAGTAACACCATCTTTAGTTTTACCATTCTTAACAGTAGTATCTCTAAAACCACTTAAAATATTAATTTTTAAATCTTTTAATAATTCTTTATGGTTAGTAACCAAAAAGTTATTTCTTAAAAAGAAAGTATTTTTCTTTTCAACTTCAGTCAAGCCTTCACCTTTTTCTACAGACTCCCAATAAGAATCTTTCTTATAAAGTTCAGCTCTAGATAACACATATGAAGGTTTAATAATTTCATATACTTTTTTACCTTCAGCATTAGTAAATGAGAAGTTAGCAATAGACTCATCAAATTTAGCATTATTCTCAGCTAATTTTCCTAATCTACCTAATACACCATTCTCCTCATCAAATAAAGCTTTTAAATCTTTATTAATAACATCAATAATACTAAAGCCATCATTTAAAGCAGCTGCTCCAAACATTTTAAAATCCATAGGTTCAGTAGTATCATAGATACTAATAAATGCTTTATCTTTAGCAATTAAATCATCAGGCTTTAAAATAGCCTTTTGTTTAGCTAAAGATATTTTAATGTAAATAGAAGTTAAAGTAATACCATTAGCATCTAATGCTTTTTTAATTTCATTAGAAGCTTTATCTAAAGATACTCTACCTTTATAATAATTATTAACTATTTTATCTACATTAGAAAAATTATGTTGGAATTCTTTTATAGACTTTTCTCTACTAATAAATGTTACTCTATTCTTCCATCTCTCTAAAGAGATTTTCTTAGCATCATTTTTATTAGCATTATTCCAAGTATTAGCTTTTACTTTAGTAGGTTTACCATCTTTATCTTTAATCCAAGACTCTCCAATTAACACATCAATTTGTGTAGCTTTAGAGTTTTTAAAATTAGTTAATAAAGCTCTAGTAATGTTACTAGCTTCTGGTGTAGTAGGATAAGTAGTTGTTCTAGTTTCAGGATCAAAAGTAATTCCTAAATCTTTAATAATTTGCTCATAGAAAGCTTTAATATTAGAGTTACTTTCTGAAGCATCATATAATTTAGCAATCATTCTTTCTTCAGATGTATCAGCTAATACACTAGTCAATCCATTATATAAAGCAACTTCGTCAACTCCAACCTCTCTATCTTCATTAGTAATTTCATCTCTCTCAATTCTAGTTGTGAAAGCTACATATTTTTTAATAGTTTGTGATAAAGAGTCATGTCCTCCAGATAAGAATGAATCTTGTGATCCAAAAGTATCTTTCATATGAACAGCTTCTAACCCACCTTCAGTCTCTTCATTAACTTCTTCTGAAGCTTTGAAATTAAAGATTGATAACTTATCACTAACAGCACTTCTTAATACTTCATATGGTCTAAGCTTAACATTGTTCATATTATTCTTATCATATAAATATTTTTCAGAAGCTATTTTATTAGCTAGTTCTTTAGCTAACTCAGGATTAGATGTAAATAAACTTTCACCATAAGCTACTCCTTTAGTATCTAAATCTTCAATTCTTTTATTAATAAAATAATCTAATAATTCTTCATCAGATTTTAATTGACGTTTACCGGCAGAATCTTTTTCTTCTGAATAAGCATATTCATGTAAAGTAGGATCTCCTGTTTTAGCTTTATAGATTTGAATAGCAAAGAAGTTAATAATTTTTCTAGAATCTGAAGCATTGAAAAATCCATTCTCTTGAGAATTATTCTTCTTAGGTAATAATTTAAATACAGTATCATTCTCTCCAAAATAAGTATTGGTAATTTGTTCAGCATTAGCAAATTTACCCTTTAGAATGTTATCAAATAACATATCTAATTCAGTCCCAATATTAAATAACTCTTTAAAGAAATTTTTAATCTTAAAGAATAATTGTTTTAAAATATTACTAGTCTTTTCTTGATTTTTATTCATAGAGTAATCCATGAATTTATCAGCCATAAATTCTTCTAATACTAAACTCTCTAATTCCTCTTTAGATTTATTAGTATAGTTAGCAACAGTACCTCTTAATTTATCAACCTCTTCTTGTAAGTTTTTACCAGATTTTGTAAATTCTGAATAAGCCGCAGCATAATACTTTTCAATTTGAGCATCAGTTAACATTGTTCTGAATACAGCATGGAAAGCCTCATGATAAGCTGTACCTGGCTTACCTTTAGTTTTATTTAAGTAAATAACTTTGTTTTTAAATGCTCCATAAGGAATACCTTTAACTTTTAAGTTATTTGCAATAGTTTTAATGTCTTCAATAGATATAAATCTAGGAAGAATTTTTTGAATTTCATCAAGCTCTGCTTGAGTTATACCAGTAGACTCTTCTAATCCAATAGAAAATACTGGATCAGGATCAGATTCTTCATTAGTGTTTTGTTGTTGTTGATTTAATAAATCCTTAAAAGAAGTAGCTTCTTTTTGAGCTTGCTTTAATTTAGCAAGAATACTAGTAGCTTGCTCTTGCTCTTTAGTATCTTCTTCTAAAGCAGCTAGTTCTGCATCATATTGTTTTAAAAAATCTTCAAGAGTATACGTTACTCCATATTTTTTTCCAAGTCTTACTTGTTCTGCTGATACTGTATTCTCTAAAGGAATAATACCATTTCCAGAAGATTTATCTTCTTTAGAATATTCTACCTTTTCAAAGTTTTCAATATCCTCAACTAAGTTTTTAGCTCCTAAACTAAGTAACAAATCTTTTTGAGAACCATACTTTTCATTAATATTTTTTAGTTCATCTAAACTAATATTTTGATAAGTACCTGTTTTATCATTAAGTTTTGTTATCTCCCATCTAATATTTCCTCTAGCATTAGCTATATAAAAAGCAGCAAACTGTTTTCCTTTATAAGTAAATCTAAACATAGATTCCTCTTGGTCAAAAACTACATGAGTAATTTCTCCTTCATTAATTTTTATAGGAGTAGATAGTTGAGCACCTGCAATTTTTATAGCTTCTGATAAAGTAGGTATTTCATTTTCTGGAGTAGGATTATCTATACCTGCTATTTTATTTTGAAGTTTGTACTTTACAGATTGTCTAACAGGTACATTTTTATCTTCTTGTCTTCTTCTTTCTATATCAACTTTAACATCTGTAATAGTTTCAACAGGTGTGTTAGCCACAGAAGTTGGTGTATTATTAGGTAAAGGTTTAGCTTCAGCATTAATTGAAAACTGTACTCCATATTTAAATAAACCTTTAGGATCCACATAAACTTCTAACTTATTCATATCTACTTCACCCTCAGGTGTTAAGAAAGATGAATATCTAATATTCTTAGCAGAGAATTTAACAGTTTTATTTACATTACTATCGGCTAATTGATCAATTACATAATCTGCAGATAATAATGAAGGGTGGATATTATTTAAAATATTTATTCCTTTACTATTTTTCATTTGTACAGGAGCTGAATAAGATCCTGAATTTTTATCTTTAGTTTGTAAAGTAAAATAAAAAGTATTTGTTTTTACTGAATAGTTTAATTGAAACTTTCTAACTACTCCTTTAACAGGTTCTAGTGCAAAGAAAATAGTCTCATTAAATTTATCAATAGCATCTTTAATAACTTTAGAGTCACCTTGAGAATTAGTAATTGTATTAACTACTTCATCAAATGATTCTTGTGCATTAGGATTAGTTTTAGTTTTAACTTTAATAACATCTGTTCTACCATCAACAGTAACTTCAACATGTAAACCTTGAGCAATATCTGATTGTAATTCAGACATTTGATCTATAGCTTCTTCTATAGAAGGATCGTATTCTCTAACTTCAGTCTCACCTTCTAAATTAATATCAGTAATACCTTGCTTTAATTTAACAGTATCTGCTGTAGATACTAACATATCATAAGCTTCACCTAAAGTAGGTTTAGTATCATCTTTTAATAAAGTATTTAAATGTTTAGTTAAATCTAATTGAATAACACCAGCTTGATATAAATTATTAATCTCTTCTAAAGATTTAATAGAACCATCGGGATTATAAAATAGAGCAGAGATTGCTTTTTGTTCAGGAGACCCACCATATTTAGAAATAGTAGAAATGTTAACATTTGCAATTTGTAACATTACAAACCCATTAACTTCTATAAAATGTACAAGAGATTTATCTTCTTTTGTAGATTTAAAATATTCTAAAGCTTGTCTAACATCATCAAAAGAATCTAATTGATTTTCTTCATTAGTTCTATATTCACCAACTAAATGTTGTTTACCTTCTTTATCAGTATACAATACTTGAGTATCTCTAGCTTCTGCAGGAGTATTTAACATCAAGTGTTTATCATTAGTAGTTTTAACTTCTTCCTTAGGTTTTTGTTGAACAGGTTGAGTAAATCCAAAAGTAGCTGCCGGAATATTACTTGTAACATCTGAAGCATCTACTGGAGGAATATTTGTATTATCTACAGGAGTTTCCGTAGGAGTAGTCTCTACAGGTTCTGTTGTAGTAGATGTAACAGGAGAAGTTTGAGTTTCTTCAGCTGGTGTAGGATTTTCTGTAGGTTTTTGTTCTTCATTTTCTATAACTTCTTGAACATCTTGTAAATCTTTAGCTTTAGCTAAATCATAAAATTTACCCCATAAATTATCTGAAGCATTTAAAAATATAGCTTGATTTTTAGGATCTTTTAATGCATTATAAGTTAAAGTAAAATCAATTTCTCTAGATTTTAAATTTTCAACATCATCTAATGCTTTTAATATTTCTTCTTGATGTAATGGTGAAATACCATCAGCTTCAGTAATTTGTTTTTTAAATAGTTTTTTACCTGCAGCATCTAGTTCATTATAAGCTTTAGCAAAAGATTTAGGATCCATTGCACTATACATCAACATATTATGATCTTTAGACTCTTTATTTAAAAGAGCTTCAGCAAAACCTATTGAAGTAAAAGCTTCTGAGTTCTCTTGTAATATTTTAGTAACCTTAGCTGCAACTTCAGTCTTACGCTGTTTAGCATTTTCTAAACCTTGTGCAGAATAGATTAATAATTCTTTAACATCAGGATGTGCTTCAGGAAATAATTTAGTTACTTGATTATACGTTTCTTCTATTTTAGCTAGTTTATCTAGTCTATCTTGTACATACTTTTGTACAGCACCTTTACCAGTAAGTTGTTCGATACTAGCTTTATTTTCTACATTAACATCAATACCATAGACATTTTTTAATTCTTCTACAGTAAGATCTTTGAAATTATTTAATTCTTCTTTAGTATCATTTAATTTACCATTTTGTAATCTGTTATAAGCATATGAAAATAACATATCTTCATTAGCATTATGATAATTAAAATCATTATTCTCATCAATAGCTTGATCTTTAATTTCAGTAAGATTAGCAGATCTTACAAAATTATCTACAAACTTTTTTCTTAAATCCTCTACTTTATATTTATTTAAAGACTCAACAGCTTGTGCTGTAAGTTTATCTTCCGGATTAGTGATAAATTCATCTTTAAAAGCTTTTCTACCTTTACCAACTAATACCATACCTGGAGAAGCAATTCCTGCAGATAATGCTCCAATAATACCAGCATGAATACCTTCTTGTGTAGTATAAGCTTCAGCCATACCTTTAGTAAAAGAATCTAAGAAGTTAGCTGCATTGGGATTATAATATTTATTTACATAGTAATCTTCAGCTGCTTTACCAATACCAAATTGTAAAATCTCTTGATTACCTTCTGATAACATAGGTACACCTATCTTACCAGCTCTATATCCTAAATTAGCATACTTACCTTTTTCAACAGCTTTCCAAGTTTTAGTAGCTTCATCAAAAAAAGTGGTTTTATTAGCTATTTTAGCAAAATCATTAGTTTTATTTCCAAATAAAGCTTTACCAAAAGTTAACCAGTTGTCAGCCATAATAACTGGTAAGTTCATACCAAAGGCCATATCTCCTGCTTGCTCAGACATCATCTTAGCATAAGCTAATTCTCCTTCTGTCATAGACTTAGGAGAACCATCAGGATTGGTAGTTAACTTTAAATAAATACTTTTTTGAGCTTCACGAGCTTCAGCACCAGCTTCTCCTGTAGCTGACATTGCAGCTATAGTACCTTGTCTAATACCATCTTTAATTTGCTTTTTAGTAGCAGCATTGGCTACAGATTTTAAACTTTCAGTAGCTCCTTCTTTAACCGCATTAGCAATCATTGTAGCTTCTTCAGCAGTCTGAGCTGCTCCCATAGCTTTACCAAATATTGAAAAAGCTTTAGACCAAGCACCTCCTGTTAAACCGGCTCCAATAGTAGTACCAGCTCCACCTAGAATATCTCTAAATAAAGTATTAGCATGCCAAAGTTTAGCTAATCCTTTATCAGTAGATTCTTCTTTATCAGAATAGAAAGGATTATTTTTATCAACAGCTTCATTGAACTTATCTAACTGTTGAGTTAAATCATTATTATAATATGAATTTAAAGAAGGATCCCATTTACCATTTTTATCAGTATGTGTTAATGCAGCGATAGTTCCATAGAATGGGTTAGCAATACCTTCAGCAGCAGTGCTTAAAGTTTTACCAAGCATATTAACTAAACCATTACCTGCTTTATCCCAAAGACCTTGTCTTTCACCACGAAGATAGCTATAATCTCCAGTTCTTAATTCATCCCAAGAAGTTTCTTGTGGTTTATCATATTGAGAAACACCAAAATCAGAAGCTTTTAATCCAAAAGATTCACTAGCTTCAATATTTAAATGATTAGTTTGCCCTTTTTGTAAAGAGGTTAACTGTTTATTTGGATCAAATGTTATAGGGGTAATTATAGGATTTTCTGGCATATTTTATTATTTTGATTGTTCAAAAGCTCCTGCATAATTTTTTTGCAAGTAATTTCTCTCATCAGCATGCATATCACCTAATGATATAACTTCTGTCTGACCACTCTCAGTTTCTATTCTTAATATTTTATCATCAGCATCATTTGTAGTACCAAAACCTTTATGCTGATATGCTACATAATTATATTTAGGCATTCCTTTTCTAGGCCCTTCGGTTATTCTTATATCACTACTGTTTACACTAACAGGTTCATATCCTTTTAATTTATTTAAATTTTCATTTAAATGATTAACAAGTAAAACTCCAACAGGGTTATTAGCAGGAATAGTTTTAAAGTTTTCTTTTAAATTATTTACAATATTATTAGCATACATACCTACAGTATTTCCTTCATTATCTATAGGAGTATTAGCAGATTGTTTACCTTGTCTAGCTTTTAAAATATCTTGAGTTAAACTATGTGTATTCTTAGTCATAGCATTTAAAGTAGCATCCCCTGGATTATAGTCATAAGCTTTATTTTTAGAATCCATTCTATAAGTACCTTCTTTTGGAGCAAAGTAATTTATACCTCTAATAGCTCCATCTTTAGCTAATTCTTCTTTATTGGAAGATATAACTTCACCTGTAGTAGGGTCTGTAATTTTAGCTGTTTCTAGTATTGGAGATTTTTTAAATAAAGTATTTCCATCAGAATCAATCATAACTTTACCTAATAATTCATCAGATAGATTATTACCAAATCTAGATTGAAGTCCAGCTGAAGTGTTTCCTTGCATTTGCATATTTTGACCATATTTAGAAAGTTGGTCTTGTAATTTAGTAAAATCTGTTTTAGATTTATCACTAGCTAATTTTGGAATTTCTAATCCTAACCCTCTAGCTGTTTTTATTAAATCTGTATAAAAAGCAACTCTATTATTACTTTCTTCACCACTAGAAGTTTTTTGTTGTGTAATTACACCAGTAGATCCTGCTGCTTTATGTGCGTCTGTACTATTATAATAAGTCTCAACAGAGCCATCTGTTTTTTTAACTATATACTTAGAATCAAATCCTCCACGATAATTAATTTCTCCATTATCATTTAATACATTAGTATTTAATCCTAACCAAGCTAACCCTGATTTAGCTGTAATAGGCTCATTAACACCAGTTACTGGATTTTGATAAGTAGGCATTGGCCCATCAAACTCTTCTTTCTTTCTATTAGCTGCAGCTACTTTAGCATTAGTATCAAAATGTGAATCTAATCCTTGAGTAGTACTCATGCCTACTTGATGAGCATTACCTGCAATAATAGTAGATAACATTTTATTATCTACATAATCTTTAATTTTTTTAGCTCTTGCATCTCCTTTAGAAGCTGCATATGATAAATCATCGTAAGAAGCGTTATATGCTTTATTCCCTATTTCAGGAATACTTTTTAATATACTTTCAAATTGGTGTTTACCGGCATTAGTATTTCTATAATTAGGTAAAACTGTTGTTGCTAATCCTTTTAATTTATCTACAGAAACTCCTTCATAACTTCCTGTATGTCTATTATAAACCATAGTTTCTCCATTATTACCTGTTTGAGTATTAGTTAAATCATATTTACCCTCCCAAGCTTTAGCATCTTTAGCAATATTTCCCATTACTTTTTTAGAAGCTTCGTCATAATCTTCATATTTAGTAAATTGAGAACCATACTTACCATCTTTTAAAACATCTTTTTGAATAAAATTTCCAGCAGCATCTCTCTCATAAGTATAATCTAAATCTCTTTCAGCTCCTTCTTTCCCTTTACGCTTAACATATTCCTCATAAGCATCTAAAGTTCCTTTAAAAGCGTGTAGTTTAGGATCATTCTTAAATTCATTAGTTAAAGCTTGCGCTTTAGCTTGGAAATCTTTAGAACCATAATCTCCCTTATGCTCATCAACTAAAGCTTTTAATTTAGCATTATAATTATTTATAAAAGTATTTCTATCATCTTGATACATAGGAGCAGCTTTAATAGCAGCACCTAATGCTCCTAAATCAGCTTCAGCTTGTTTACCTGCAGCAAAATTTTTATTAGCTTTCTCTCCTAGAGCAGCAATGGTTTCAAAAGGTAATGGAACATATGAACTTACATATTGGTGTTCCTGGGATGTATCAAATCTATTTGAAGGCATGTTACAAATGTATTAATTTAATTAGATAAAAACAAATTATTTTTTACCTTTATATTCTTTCATTATTCTTTGGAATTCAGGAGTATCGTAATATTTCATAAGTAACCCTAAAGTCTCTTGATCCATATTAGTCTTTTTATTATCCATCATCTGATTAGCAATATTAGAACCCATTGAACCAATAGCCTCTCCTTTACCAGATCTATTTCTAGCTCTATTCATAGCATTAGCAATAACTTCTTGTCTAGCTAATTCATTATTATATTGATTAACAGAGTTAGAAATACCAGCATTAGCATTTTGAAATTCATTATGAATTCTAGCTTTGTTCATAGTATTCTGTGCATTTAAAGCAACTCTATTAGATAAATAAGTTCCGGCATTTCCACCACTAGCTCCTCTAACATTGTACTCAGCTCTACGATTTTGCATTTCAGCATCTCTTAAAGCAGCTGTAGGATCTAATAAAGTAGCTTTCATTCTTTCATACTTCTCAACTTCTGGTTTATTATATCTTGATAAATTATAAATGTTACCAGCATTATTAGCTAATCCCATAGCAATATTAGAACCTAATCCTTTCCAATCAAAAGAATTTTTTTCATTAGCCTGAGCATTCATTCTAGCTAATTCTTGATCATATAAAGTTTGATTTATATTAGATCCTTTACTATTCCAACCATGATTAGCATCAATTTTAGCTGATGAATTATTCCATACAGATTCAATATCTCCACCTTCTTCTTCAGGAGTAAGTTTACCAAATTCATATTTAGGTAATTTACCTCCATATTTAAATCCAGTTAATTCAATTTCCTTTTTAGTTTCAGGATTAAAGTACATTCTATCTAATACCTCATTACCTTGTTTATATTCCTTATAACTCATATTAGGACCTGTAACAATATTAGTTTTAATAGTACTAGGACTATTAGCAGGAACTTGTTGTAATTGAGGATTAAAATCATCAGATCTTTCAAGACCTTTCATAGGCATATTAACATTAGAATATGTTGAAGCCATAGGTTTTTTAGCATCTGTATTAATTACAGGGACTGTAGGTTTAGCGTAAGGTACTGAATGACTTTGTAAATAATTAGAATCATATGTAATTTGACGCTTATCAGTAGATTGAGGAGTTTCTCCATTTAATTTATGTAATCTTAAAATAGCATCATTGAATCCAGGTTCTTGTTGCCAGTTAGGTACATTCTTATTGAATCCTGATTTATATAAAGTTAAACTATCATTGTAAGCTTGTTGTCTTTGAGCAGGTGTATACTTAGTATTATCTGTAGGACCTCCTAAAGGATACATAGGTAATTTAACACCACCCATTGGAAACTCAGTAGATTGCTCTTCTTGAGGTAATGTTACTCCCATCTTTTTAGCATAAGCTTCTACTTTAGCTTTCTTTAAAGATTCTTGAATATTAAACAATGCTTCAGAGTTTTTATTTTTAGCCATCTTCATTAATTCAGCAGTAGACTTAGAAGTACTACCATATTTATTAGATTCTAAAATCTTATCTTCTTTATTAGTATTATTAGCTTTATTTAAATCAGCAAAAGTTTTTTTACCTAATTTTAGTCTATCTGAAAATATCATTGAGTTTCCTGGTAAAGCTACTGGTACCCCACCTTGATCATGGCTAGGTCCATCTGCTTGTAAAAAACCTCCATTAGGAGCAACTACATTTTCTTCTTTCTCAATCTCAGCATTAGGAGCTTGAGATAATCCTCCATGAGAAAATATATTACTTCCTAAATTATTTAGACTACCTAATCCATGTTCTTCCCTATCTTTATTATTAAATAGACCTTCACCATCAATAGCATGAGTTATAAGTTTATGTGGTTCAAAGAAATATTGAGAACCAGCATTAGCTCCTTTAGTACCTACAGCAGATTGTCCAGCTTCTGAAATACCGTGAAATAAACTAGCCATTGGGATAGCACTAGCTACACCAGATTGTACAACATCAGCTGTCCCTTCAGAACCTCCTTGACTTTGCCAAGAACCTTTAGAAGAATTATTTATTTTATAGTTAGGATCAGAATAAGCTGCTTGATTATTAGCAGTAGCATAAGATGTCCCAGCAGCCCCTAAAGCTTGATACATACTATTTTTTTGAGTATTAGTCAATCTTTTATCACTGTATAGATTAGAAGTAGCATCTCCACCTGTACCTCCTTCTGGAAATTTAGGTAAATATGTCTTAGGGATTTTTTTAGATTTTTTCATGGTATAACGAATTTAGTTATATTGTATTATATAATATAGTGTATTTTTTTGTAATATGCAAATAAAAACCCCAGTATTTTAGAGAATCTAATAACTGGGGAAATTATATAATTATTTTAATTATCTGTCTGATACTCTAAATATAGACTTGAGATTGTGTACTACAAATCTTAAATTAGGGCTATTATTATAGTAGAGATCTATAATCATCCATTTATCTCTAAGTCTTTCTCCAAATGTAGTTTTAGTTAATTTACTAGGATCAAATAAAGAAGTACTAGAGGCTGTAGTTGTGTCATAGTTAAATTTATTTCTAGGTACTTGTAAATTAAATCCTTGCTCTACTTTTCTTAAATTAGCAGGAGAGCTTAAAGTTAAAGTAGTCCAATCTGTATTTTGGTACTGATTATAAACTCTAACCTTACTGAAAGTTTCAAAAGGTTTATTTATATCATCCGGATAAGTAGGATTAGTTGGTGATCCTGGGTAGATATTTAAATCATCATTCCACTCTACATTATCATCAATAGACTCTGTCATCCAAGTTAAATTATCTAATACTTTCGTATATAAAGGCTGCTCATTAAACAATACTTTTAATGTACTAGGGTATTGTACATTATAGAAATTACCATAAGGTCCGTAATTATGGAACCAGATTTTATTATTTCTATTAGTACTTAATAAATATTTATTGCTATTGATATAAAAATTAGGAGTAAAGTTGTACATTCCTGTAAAAGTATTTAATACTTCTGAATAAGCTAATGTAAGATTCTCATTATTAGTAGTATCTCCTGTTAAGTTATTATTAAAAGTATATAAAAATTCATTATGATAATAATCATAAGTAGTTAATACTCCTTTATCAATAATAGGATTATCATATTTTAATAATTCATTATGTAATCTTTTAATAACAAAATTACGTTGACCTTTTACATCAGATATAGGAGCAACTGACTCACCATTAAACATATAAATCTTTTTATGTCTAGCATCAACAAATGATATAGCACTTTGAGATCTATATACAGACCATTGATGAGAAGTACCAGCATCTATAGCTCTATAAAAATGTTTTTGAATAGTCTCTGTACTAGCTCCTAATTTAACATTTTGTCCCATTGAGTCATTTACCATAGATACAGGATTAATCATTAATAACCCTACACCGCGTTCTTGTAAGAAATACATATTCTCTTTAAGAGAAACTAAAGCCATAATTTGACCATAATTACCTTCTACATCATAAAAACTATTAGGTAAATATTTAGACCATGAATCTTCTATTTCATTATCAAATTTAATTTCTGAAAAGAATATTCTATTTCTCCATTCATCATTGGTTTGAAAATTTAATGGTTTAGGAAAAAATTTAATTACATCTTTTTCATTACTATGATAGTTAGCATAATTATACTCATCTTCAGCATCATAAACATTTGTTGTAAGTTGAGTATCAATATGATTACCATAACGCATAGCCTGATTATGATTATTAGTGCAAGGGAATAAATAACTTACACTGATATTAAATGTTGCTGTATTATCAGCTATAGGAGAACCTGGTATTAATGGATTATCAGGAGATCCAGGATCGTTATCACCTAAACCTGCTGAACTGTATGGATAAAAAGCAAATCTTGGAGCAGCTACTCCTCCACCTCCACCATTTTTAGAGACTTTTTGTAAATCCCAATAATTCATATGTACATCTCCACCAAAACAATTAATATCTAAAATTAAATTATTTACTAAAGTGTTGTTAACTCTTTTTAATGGAATAAAACTACCAGAAGCTATATACTCATTAGCTGTTCTAGCTGCATAAGTATTTCCTCCATATTGATTAATATTAGGTCTATAATATAAAGCTATTAATTTACCACCAGTATCTGCATAAGTTTTACCTGATCCAGATATAGAACTATCTAAATTACTAGATAAACATACAGCTACAGTTTTACATCCCCAAGCAGGAATATCATTAACACTTATTCCAGAAGGATAAACTACACCTGAAGTAGAACCATAAGAAATCATGTGATTTTTTAAAGTATAACCTCCTACAGTAGTAGAAGTGTTACCTCCAGCTACTAAATTACCTTCAGATATATCATAATTAGTCAAACTAGTAGACGTATGTACAGCTTCTTCTAAATAAAATAATATATAATAAGGCATTTCATCAGAGTCGTAAGCTGTTTGCCATTTACCTCCTATGCCTGCAGCTGCATTAAAACAAGAAATAGCTCCTGTAGATCCATTACCTGGAGCTAATCCATGAGGACTACCAGGAGTCCCATTATCAGAAGGAGGTAATGTCTCTCTAGTTTTATAAAGACCACCACCATTAGGACCATTAACTCCTTGATTATCTAACCAATCTGTATTATTAAATCCTAATCTATATCTAGGATCAGTAGTTCTATTTTGAGCATTTTCTCTATTAATAGGAATAACTCTAGAACGTATTAATAATTTATCTCCTGATTTATAGTTATATCCATTTAACAATAAATCAAATGAATCAAAAGTCATTACTTTTTGACCTATACCTGTTTCACCATCTCCTGAATTTATAGTAGTATCAGGGCATAAAGTCTCAATAGCTCTTTGGCTAGGATTAGGCATATATACTGCAGCATTTACTACAGTACCACTAACTCTAATAAAGTTAGGTACTTGTTTATAATTAAATCCTCCACCTAAAACAATATCACCAGCAGTAGCTTGTCTAGGTTGAGTAATAATACCACATCCTAATATTGTTTTATCAGCTTCAGTTCTTTCAACTCTAACTATCTGATAACCACCAATAAAATCTTTAATTGTGGAAATATCTACAGTAAATTTAATATAAAGTATTTGACCATAAATACTATCATTGTATTCAAATGAATTTCTAAAATCAGTAATACCTGCAGCTTGTGCTATAGTAGAAGGATTATCATTATAATCTCCAGCTGAAGGCATTTTAATATCACCTATCCATTCTGTAAAAAAAGGATTACCTTGTAAATCAAAAAACTGAATACCTTTTCTATAAATCTCTTCATGTTGAAATCCTTTTATTACAGAAGTAATATATGGATTTTTAAATCCAGGAACACCTTGAATAGGATATACTTGATTAAGAGAATCTGAAATAGTTGTAGTAATTAATTGTTCAGGATTAGTCATACCTGAAGCTCCACCACTACTACCTGGTTGATAACTAAACGGAGGTATTGTTGCAGGGTTAATTAACCACGAGTCTGCGGCACCTTTACTTACATTTAAATCAGATATTTTAACAGTCTCTGTACCAAACTCATAACTAATAAACTTACCAGCTCCCCCTAATTTAGTAGTGTTAGGTTTATAAAAACAAGCATTAGCAGATTCATCACCATTAGAATCATAATATTCATTAATATTGTCATCAGTTTGTGGAGAAGCTATTGCTTGAGCTAAGGTTAGAGGAGCATTAACTCCATTATTTGTCAAATAAATATCGTCATCACTGGATGTTTTAGCTCTAAAAGCTCTAGCATCAAATAATCCGCTGATATCAGATTGAGCTTCATATTTAACATTACCCCAAAATAATCTATTATCTTTAGTATCTACAGTTTTAGCATGTGTAAATCCTGAATTAATACTTAAGTAATCTTCTATATCTAATGTATCATAAGTAGAAAGATCAGTAATAGTTACTATAGTATTTGTTTGATTACCGATGTTTATAGCAGGTTTAACATAAATTGTAGGAATGTCTGTTTTAGAAGCTCTATAGATAATAATATATTCTACAGTATCATATTGTGTATCCAAGTTAGATACATTCCATGTAATACTTCTTAAAGAAACATTACCACCTCCTTCATAAGCCATGAAATTAGCATTTGTAGTATCATTAGGATCCTCATTAACTAAGTGAACCATATTAGAAGACTGTGAGTAATTTGTAATTGCTCCAGCTGCATTTTTTAATCTATAAGCCAGCTCATATGTACCAGCAGTTAAACTACCGGAACCTATATTAGCTAAAATAGGTATTTCAAAAGATACTGAAGGAAATACATTTATTAAAACAGGACTCATAGCCATTAACTGTGGTCTAACTACATTAATAGTTCTAATTTTATTATAAAAATCAGTCCAATAAATACGTTGAATACCAGCAGACTCATATCTTCCAGTAATAGCACTAGGTGCTACAGGATGATATTTAGTAAAATCTATATTACTAGAATATACTAATGTAAGTGTAACATTTTTAGTAATATCATCAATATTTAATTTCCACACAGCTCCACCAAATACAAACTGATCATGTGCGGGTATCTCATTATTTATACCAGCAGGGCCATAAGTAGGATTATCTGTAGCAGTTAAAATATAAATATCATTTAAAATAAAAGTAGAACCAATAGGAATTATTAAAGCACTAGGTACACCTACTACATAAGCATCTACAGTCTCTTGTGTCAAAGAATCTGCTACATTATTACTATTTTTAAAATAAAGTGTAGCTAAGTCTCCTGTAGTAGAGCCTGAATAAGATGTAGTTATTACTGTAGGAATTGATGCTACAGGAGTACATCCTGAATATTCAGGTTGCATATAGAATACTACGTAATCATCTTCATAAGCTATACTAAATGTTTTAGTAGCTACAGTAGTTCCTGTGTATTGATAACAGTTAGGAAAATTTTCTGTAATATAAGTATATATTAAAAATCCTGTAGTAGCATTATCTATATCTAATGCTGTAGCGTAAGTAGTACTATTAATTGTAAAAGTTACTGTATTTCCAGAAGATGCTAAATCATTAGTACCTTTTTTTAAATACAATTTAAATACAGGTTGTAAATCAGGAAATGTAATTTTACATTCATTACCTTTAATATTAACTAAAGCTCCATTAGAACCACCTAGTTCTGTCTGAGCTCTAAAATTCAAGGCCTGTAAATAAGAATCCTTTGCAGGTATTTGTTTAGACAAATCTGAATTTTGTCCATTTGAAAATGTATTTATGCTTTCCATATTATCTTGCTTTTACGTAAGGTGGTAAATTAGTAGTTTCACCGTTATAATAACGGAAGATAAATCCTTTAACTGATTTTAAACTATATTTTTGAGCACATATTTTTCCAATACAACTTTGATTAATTTCCAAAGCTTTAGCTGCTATAGGTCTACTATCCCAAGTTTTTATAAATGTACCATCAATAGAATATTGATTTATTTTTTGTCTAGTTCTAGTTTTCCACATATCAATTCTTGCTTGTTTTACTTTATCTGAATTTTTTAAAGAGTTACTTAATTTAATTCTAGATTCTAAAGATTTTTTATTTTCTCTATTTATTATATTATAACCAAAATCTCGATTATCACTTTTAAATATTCTTATAAATTTAGATTCTATTTTAGTTAAGTATTCTTCAGGACATGTTGCTAATATTTCAAATTTAAAATTCTCTTTACCATATTTATTATAAGAATATTGTAAATGAAAACTATGGTGTTTATTATGCTCTAATTCTTTTAAATGGCAATTAAATCTTTCTTTTACAGAAATAGATTTACCTATATATTTCTTATTGTTTATTGTATTTGTAATACAGTAAACTCCTATAATATTATTTTTCGAGTATCCCATTAACGTAAATTTCTTTTTTCATGATTTTCTAAACCTCTAAAGCCATTAGAGAATTCATGTGGTTTAGGAATTAAACGTACCCAAACTTTAGCTAACCTATCCATTTGAGCACTATCAGGCATGTAAGCTGATCCTCTAGCTGAGTTAACATAAAAATACCAATCTTTTTCTGACATTCTAAATACAACTTCTGGAATTAATCCTCTTCTAAATTGTATTCTATCAAGCATATAAGTAACATAAGCTTTTAAAGCTTTATCAAAATAAACATTATCTGGTACTAGAGGAAACCCCTCTGCATCCACAGGTACTGCTTGATACACAATACAAAGATCTCCTGCTTCTAATGAAGTATTTAAACAACCATCAGCTATATAGAAATTATATTCTGTACAACAAGTTGGAATAGTATTACAATCTTCACATTTATAGTTATTAGCTGCAGATTTAGTAGACCAAGATAAAGGTCTTCCATTATACGTAATATCTTTTGGATATACAAAGTCACAAGGTAATGATACTGTATGATTAGCTACTGTAAGAATAGTAGATACTTCTTTCATTTGAGCATAAGAGCCTATCATAGATAAAGCTTCAGAAATCCACTCTATTACATCAGATTCATTAATCTCAGTATTATTTCCTAAATCTCTATATAGACCAGCTATAATAGCTTTAGAAGATTTAAAATTTACAATCATTGTTTTCTAGTTAATTGTTCATAATAATCAAAACCTGGATTGGCTTTAATATGTGCAGGTATAGCTCTTGAAGCTTCTCTACATGGAGAAAACTTATAATATTTTTTACCTGTTAATTTAAGTTTACTTTTATCCCATTTCCATTTATATCTAAATGGTTGATCATAATAAACTAACATACCTTGTTTTTTAGACTCACCATAATTGACTTTCCAATTTTTGATTTTATTTATATCAAAGTTTACATCATATTTAATAATTCCTAAATAACCTAAGTTATATGGCATTTTAAATGAAGCAGCTTCTTCAACTACCTTACTTTGTAAGGTTTTATTAAAAGCTCTTATTACCCTATAATATAAAGCATAGTCAACAGGAATTCTTTTATTGTTGAAAGAGGCTCTACAATAATCTTTGTAAAAGTCTTTTGTTGATAAGTCTTTTTTAAATTTTCCATTACTTCTTTTAGTTACTTTAAATTCTATCATTTTTTAGTACCTAGTTGGTTTTGAGATAATGCATCATTACTAGTATCATGTGGCATTTGTAAGAAAGGCATTACTTTAGTTTGCATAATAATATTAGTAATATCATTGGCCATTTTTAATGAGCATGGATAAGTACTATCCCAATTAAAACAAGCAGATCCTCCACAAGTAGAATATCCAGCTAATTCTTCCGGGTTTTCAAATATAGCAAATATATTTATATATTCCAAAAGTAAATTTGAAGTAATGTATAAATAACCATCTTGTAAATACCATTGAGGTTTACTAGAAGTGTATTTATTATATTTATTATATTTAACTTCAAAAGGATTAGATTTAGAAATAATATTTCCTGTAGGAGTAGTTACTCTTAAAATAAAGTTATCAGAACTAGTTTCGATACTCATTGGTAATCTTACTTTAGTTCTTAAAATATAACAATCTGTTGTAATGATACAACAATCAGAACTATCTACTAATTCTAATTCCATACAAGGTAAAGATTGTACCCAAATATCTGAAATATCCTGGCGTTTTCCAATAGCTTGAGAAATAAGCATTGCTCTTATTTCATGTACCCAAAATGCAAACTGTTCATCACTAATTCTAAATGAATAATTATTTTCACCTGAATCAGCAATATTTCTAACATCTGCTACAATTTTTCTAAGACTTAACATGTTTCTTTCTTTCTTTAGGTGTCCAACCAAATAATCTATATTTAACTGTAAATATAATACTTTTATTTAATATATCATAACCAGCTCCATAAGTAGCTTTATTGATACTCATTTCAACTATAGGAGCTAAAGTTTTAAATCCTACAATACCTCCTGCATGTATCTCATACTTATAAGGTCTATATACTAAACTATCCTGTTTAACCACAGTACTGTCTTTAATAATTAAAGGTACTTTAAGTTTGTAAGAAGGTTTAAATGAATTTAAAGTCTTACCTTGAGTTACTATTTTAGAATAGATTTTTACATTAGAATCTTCAATACTATCATTATATACAAAGAATCTATGTAATTCTAGACTATCTACTGGTTGAGGTTTTAAACCTGTAGTATCTTTTACATATACAGGATAAGGTACTAATTTAGTAGGTAGATTAATAACAGTATCAGGAGGAAATATAGTATCTCTATACTTAGTTATAGTAGTTACTTTAGGTTCTTGAGGTTCAATTGTTTTAGAACCACAAGATTTACCCCATAGGAATACACCACAGACCATAAGGACTATAGCTATAGTTTCCCAATTTTCTTTTATCTTAGACAACATATTAATTAAAAACTTCAATTATAATATTACAATAAGAATTATCTTCACTTAATATATCATCTGTTAAACTATTAGTATTATCAAAAGTATAAATTTCAATATTACTATCATCTGTTTGATAATATGTAATATTTTGAGAATTTATAATATTTACAGAAGATACATTTATTAATGTTTTACCTAATGTAAATAATGATGATGATGTTACTGTATAATGTCCTGTACCAACTTTTGTAATGGTACAAACACCTAAATTGTTTTTCAATTCTATAATTTCAGGAGTATTTGTTAATAATCCTTTTAATATTTTAGACTCTTGATTATTTAGATAATCTATAATTTCATTAATTTTACTAAAATAATGTTTAACATCTGATATAAATGCACCAGTTGAGAATTTTTGTTTTAATTTATCTATACTCATTTTATTTTTTAATTAGTTATATACTCTTATTTCTAATGGTACTGTAGTAGAACCAGTTAAAAGAACACTTGCTTCAACTGCATTATTAGTAGAACTACTTATTGTTTGAAATAAAATAACATCTTTTGAATCTCTAGCAAATCCATAATACCCCGCAACATTTCCAGCACCACCTAACGGATTATAACTATAATAATCGCCATATTCAGCATTAGAATTTCCAACTATTATTGTTTTACCAGCTACAAAAGCATCTGATAAAGTACCATAATAATTACCTGCACTTAACCTAGTCCATACGATAGTACCTAAAGTATTTTCTAATATAGTAACAGTAGGTGCAGAAGTACCACTTTGAGTTAATAAAGCTACATATGATTTATAACTTCCATCACCTGATTTACCATCACCATTTAAGTAATCAATTATCTCATTAATCTTATCATACATTCCTTTGATGTTCTTTACTAAACTTCCTAAGAAATATACATTCTTTAATTTATTTAAACTCATAATTAAGATTGTTTTAATTTTACTTTACTAACTATACCACCAACAGCTACTACTGCTAATAATACTAATCTAGGCCATTCTTTCTTAACATCAAATGTAGCCCAATCAATATCTATCCATGCTAAAGCTATTGCTACAGCTATACCAGATATTGTTGCAGATAAATCTGCTAATCTATTTTTTAATTGTTTTGTCATATAATTTTATATTTTAGTTAATGATATATAATGTTTTTCCCAAAACTCCCATTCAGTAATTAAAACACAATCTATTTCTTCTATAATTGGTTTTAATCCTTTATCTTTTAAAGATTTAATCCATTGAATTTTAGGAGTATTTTTAGTTAATCTAGAATTTGTAGTATGAGTATTTAATCTACTATTAATATTGTTTGATTTACCAATATATTTAACTTGATTATCTATAGGATCAATTAAACAATAAATATAAGTTACCATTCTTTCAATAAAGTAAATGTAAAATCTTTCAAACCACTTTTTTGACAACGTTCAATTAAATATTTGAAATCACTTGGGTTATTAAGCACCATGCAGCCTGCACTCCACTTATCATTTAACACTGATAATACTGAAGGATTAGCTCTGTGTATATTAATACCAAATAGACCTGTTTCAGTAATTCCTGTTTCTTCAGCAAAGTTATCTTTATCCCCATCTCTATAAACTACAACATTCTTTCTCTGACATAATGCTAAATATTTACCTTGGTGTAAATCTAATTTCCAAGTATCTAAATATTGATTAGGTTTGAGTAATGCTGCACCTTTAGGATTAAGTAAGTTCTTTAACCAATGTACACCAGGATTAGTTGTACCTGTAAACCAAGTAACTGTATCATTTTCTATAAGACCTATAAGGTCATCAAACTTATTTACTTCATCTGCTTTAGATCTAATACCTACTATTTGAAATGGTAACCATTTATAACCTAATCTAGCAAACTCTGCTTTAAGTTCTTCTATTGTTAGTTTTTTCATAATTATACTCTAATTCCGTAAACTTTAATTGTCATAGCATCTAAGCCTGTGATATTATCTTTAACTATAAAACCAATTCTATCTGTTGTATTAGCTTTTAATTTCAATCCCCATTGTAACCCAAATACATCTTCTAAATCAATAACCCCTACATAAGCTTCTGAAGCTGTAATAGCATTAGTTAATTGAAAAGCATTTGCTGCTGTACCAAAAGCTGGTGTAAAGTTTGCTAATTTAATAAAATCATAATTAGTCTTTAACCCGCTTTCAATAGTATATTTACCTTGAGTTTGATTAAAATAATAAAATTCTAATCCATTAGCTAAAGCTGCTAAAGCTCCAAATTGATTAAGTGCAGCTCCTGCATCAGCAATTTCAAATACTATTGTATTAATATAAACATCATATTCTCTAGCTGCTATATAAAAATCTTGTTGATTTACACTACCATTAATTACCATACTTGTAGTACCTGAACCATTTAGTTTCATATACTCAGCTATAGGTAGAGTAATCTGCTCAGCTTCTTTTGGAGGTTGAGGAATTACATAGACATTAATAGACCCATCATCTTGGATAGATAAAGTATGTCCTTGCTTCTGATCGTGTAGACTAGTTTTTAACATTATACTTGACCTTCTTCAGTTTCTAAATAACAAGCTATTGCAAACTCAACTTGCATTGAAGTATTACCTGTCGGAGTTTTAAAATTAATTCCAATACTAGATCCTTTAGGTAAAGTAATTGAACCTGCACTGATAGCTATTCTTTGAGTAGCTGTAGCTAATATACTTTCTAAAGCTTTAGTTCCATCTGTAAAAGTTAATCCGTTAGCTCCTTTATAAGCAGTAACATCTAACGTTCTTGATGAACCGAAGTTTCTATTAGCATTGATTTCAACTGCTGTAGCCCCACTTACAATAGTTCCTGCTGTTGGATTTCTCAATACTGAAACGATGATATTACCACTACCGCCAGTACTAGCTCCTGTTTGATAAAATATATTAGTAATTACTAAAGGATAATCTTCATTGTTTTTAACATACATTGCAGCGTTAGTTGTTGCAGCATTAGTTAATTCAAATAATCCTGTATTTAAATTAAATGAAGTCCCACCTTGTGAACTATATGATTCTCTATCAGTACTTATTGAATCAACATGTGCTCTACCAGCAACGTCAACTTTCATTCCATAGGATTTACCTGTACCATCTTGTATTATCTCTGCCATATTATTTATTATTTAAAGTGAACATTAACCTCCATACATACTTCTGAAGCTATAGTAGGTTTTACTAAAAATGCAACACTTTTATTTTTAGGTAAAATAATTGCATCATTATAATCAGCTATTGTATGTCCTGGTATATGTGTTGTAAATTGAGTAAACCAACTACCATCGGTGACAGTTGTAGAATCTGCTCCTTTATAACATATTCCATGAAAAGAGTTTGCAGATCCAAAGTTAGAGTTTTCAGAATATCCTGCTGAAGCTCCACTAATCAAAGTTCCTGTAGTAGGATTTTTAATTACTTTACACTGAATATCATGCATATCCATAGTCCCTGATAGTGTACCACATAATCTAATATGTTCAATAAACATATCTCTACCTTGAGAATCAGTGTTTTTAATATATAAAATACCACTGAATCCAGCAGTTGTAGTTATTGAAATAAATCCTGTAGCTAATACATAAGCTTCTCCTTCATCAAGTGAAACTTCTGAAATTTCAGTTCTAATAACAGCCGAAGTGTATAATTGATTATGATCATTTACCTTAGCTTTATTACCTGAGCCTGTGCCATCTTCTAATATCATTGGTATATTTTTTTAAGTGTTTTATTTATTTGTTGTAATTCCTCATAAATCAAATTAAGTAATTCTATTTGAGTATACAAATTAAGATTTGAAATATCTTGTTTAGTTTCAGAACTAGCTCCTGTAGGTAATGGTAAATCAACAGCACTAATTGGCTGTGTATGAGCACTACCATCTACTAATTGAGTATCTGAAGGTTTAGTCCTTTCAGCTAATGTAGCATCTTTACTTGCACCTACAGGTAGAGCAGGATTACCACTACGCAGTGTTAAAGTTTTAGCATAGGTTCCTACCCATACTAATCCATTATCCTGAATATATAGTTCACCTTGTCTAGCACTTCTACTAGAATTTATACTACTTATTTCCTGTGATGTATAAGCCATTACTTCTTAGTTTTAAGATCAATCCACTCTTTTCTCCACTTCCAAATAGTATAAGCCATAGTAATCCCAAGACCTATAATACCTAGGAAATCTTTATATTGTGCTAATGTGTAACTTCCTAATAACATAAGTGCTGAGTCAAATAGGTCTAATGCTTTTGATAATTTTTGATGTAAGATGTCTAAAAAATGTTTCATTTATATAATATTTTATAATTCTATTTTTCTACTACTATTACTCATTTATAGCTAATAAAAGCTCATCACTATTTTTATATACAATACTATTTAATTCAGTATCATCCGCCAAAAAACAAAAGCAAATATTGTTTTCCATATTAACGTGTACTGTATTATTATCTATTTTTTCACTTGACAAATAATTATATTCATTACCTTTGAACATGATTAAATTATTAATTTTAATTAAAATCTCCATTTTATTTTGTCATTTTTCTTGATGAAACCAAAAATTGATCTCCTGTATTTCCTAAAGTAATTGCAAAAATTATCCAAAGCGAACCAAGGTTAACTGTAGCATCTGTATAATTTGAAAACACACCATAATCATTAAGTAAAGAACTTGCTGCACCTTTTACTCTAATTGATGTGCTAGATTTAACTATTAATTGTCTTCTAAAATCTGCTATATTAAGTCCGCTAAATCCGTAAGTATAAACACCAATAACTGTTGCTCCTGAAAGAGAGTTTGAAGAGTTTAAATAATACCTAACAGTGGCAGCTGTTGAGCCACTAACACGAACAACGTCGGAAATAATTTCTGCAATATCGCCACTATATAATTTATTAGAAATATCTTCACTAAATACTATTGTATTAGTAAGAGTACCTGTATGTGTTGCTGTATCTGTTGCTGTTTTAAATAAAATTTCAACTCTATTATCTAACTGCGCTTGAGCATCACTTGTTAAATTCTTAATATAAGCAGATCCTTCTGCTACAGTTTCAATAATATTATCATAAGTTAAATTACTATAATTAATAGCTTTAATCTTAATAGAATATATTAATGCTACATTAGTATCTGTATAAGTTCCTGATGCTACCCAAGCTCCTGTAGTTTCATTTAAACTAGCAGTTACTATTGTACCACCAGATGTTTGAGGGCTTTCAAAAGTCGGTTTATTTGAGCCATCAATCTTTGAAAGAACGCAGTTACCCGATAACCCAAATTCCCCTGCATTGATAGTTGCTCCTGTTGGAAGCGTGAGGCTTCCGCTTGCTCCTGAGATAATCTCATAATATGTAACCTTGTATTCATTGTCTTCTAAAACTGTTACTCGTGCTGGTATAGAAGGATCTCCTGCACCACCACTTGTAAATATTCTTTTATTTTGTTTTAATGTTGAACTCATTATTAGTTAAATTTACCATCTAAATATGCTTTCATTATAATGTAAGCACAATAAGAATCAAATGAATTTATATTTTTTTCTCTCATTGCGTTAAAATCATTTAACAAACCTTTCCAATAATCATATTCTCCAATTCCTTCTAGTATGTTAGAATTATCCAAAGTTATTAAAAAAATATCTTTTGTCAAAATATTTGTAGCAATAAAATCATTAGTTTCTTTATTATAGTAATTTAAATTACAATCTAATAAAATAGTTTTATCTACTTTATTATCTACAAACTTAACAAATTCTATTTCTCTTTTAAGTCCTGATTTAGGACAAATATCGTCTTTTACTATCATTACTCGTGGTATAAGTTAGGTGAAACTACAAATTGTAATACTTGTGAAGCTGTAGCAGCACCAGATAATATCTTTACAATAACACCAACAAATTCACCTGGATTAACTACAACAGGTGCTTCAAAATCAAAGTTACAAGTCATAGGAGCTGCTTGTCCAATTACAGCTGAAACAGGTATTGTTAATACACCTAAAGGTTGTACACGTCTAATCTTAGTAGTACCTGTAGCAAATGAAGCTGATTCTGTAGTAGCTAAAGAAGCTGCTGTTGAACCCCATGCAAGAGCTACTGCATACGTTGTAGGAACAGTTGCAGAGTTAGCTGCACCAGCATTTACTAAATCAACTGCAATACCTCTAACAAACATTGTTCTAGCAGTTTGGTTAACACCACCTAATGGGTTTTGGTAGCTTGAGATAACAATATCTGTAGCAGATGTAGCAGCAGCATTTAATTGAAATATACCTCCTAAGAAAGCTCCTAATGCAGCAGTAGTATTTGTACCAGCAGCCGCAGTTGGTAAAGTTGTATTAGCCCATTGTATTTGTTGAGCACCATTGGTATAAGTACCACCATCCAATGTTTGTAATCCTAAACCAGAACCTGCCATTTGACTAGCCCAAGTTTTATTAGTTGCAATATCCATTAAAGTAACTGTAACATCACTCACTTTAACAATCATATTTGGAGAAGAACCTACTAAAGCAGCATTGTATTTAGTAATAAATAATGGTAATGTTGTAGATAAGAATGCTTGTCCTTGAGCTACAGGTAAAATTTGTTCACCATATAATACATCATCAATCCAATATTCAACTTCTCTTTCACCAATCACCATTGCATATTTAGCATTACTATTTAAAGGAATATCTGCAACAGTAGCTATTAGTGTTGTTTTAGCAACTACACCACTATTATATCTAATACACCCTTTTAATCCATCTGAAGTTAATTCAAACCATACTCCATCTGCAGGTTCAGCAGCAGCTACAGCTACACCTAATCCTGCTAAAAATACTTCATTAACTGTAGGTAACATTGTAAATGAACCTGTTAATTCAACACATACAGGAGCTGTACCTATTAATGGAAAGTATCTCCAAGATTGTAAAAAAGCATAGTTACCTGAAACAGTTGATGTACCAGCAGCATTTACATTTAAAAAACCAGCTGACTGAGTCATGGTCATAGTAGTAAATGCGTGTTTCCATAAACCTGTATTCTGTGTAGTAGCATTGAAAGTATGTGTAAATAACACAGTATCTACACCAACTCTAGTTCTATAATCTTGAGAAATTTCACCTGATTTTAAATAAGGAGTACCTGTTTTTGTACCAGGATCATTTTCTTGAAATGCTCTTACAACACCTACATTAGTAGGATTTGTCGCAGCATCAGTTTCTAAAACTACTTTAGCTGCATTAAAACTATTTACTTCTTGTTCATACGTTGAACCTTTAACTCTTATACTCATTATATTATTTCTTTATAAGTTATTTTATATCTTCCCCAAGTTAAATTATGAGCAACTGCTATAATATCAAAACTTGTATTAGGAACTATGTTATATACTGAAGCTATTATATTTTCTAAATAAACATCTTCTCCATCATGATCAGTACCATCATTTTCTACTGTACATACAAATTTAGTTGTAGATAATACATTTAAGTTTGGTACAGTAGTTACTACTAAATCATTCTCACTAAGTATACCATCTTTACCAAAATCAATATTTATTGTACCTGATATTAATTCTAATTTAGTTATAATACTAGTTTTAGTTTCATCACCAGTATTAGTCCCGCTAGTGTTTTGAATAACAACTAATTCTGCATCAGTTACATAATTTCTATCAGTACTAGGATCAACATCTGCAGTAGTTGCTGTATCATCTAGTTTACCATCTAAAGCTGTTTGTAAATCAGTTTGATCAGATAATGTACCAGTAATAGCTCCCCAAGCAGCTGCAGCTCCTCCACCACTAGCAATTGTACTAGTGAATAGTTTGAATCTTTTTAATAAGTTATTACTCATTATAGTTATTATTTATAATATTGTACATTTAATTTATGTGTACCAGCACCAACTTGAATAGCTCTAAAGTTAATTAAGTTAGGTCTACCAGTTACATCAAAAGCATCTAAATTACTTCTTCTAATACCTGTACTAGCTGTTGGTAATGTACCTTCACCTAATTCCAAATATCTTACTGCAGGAGTAGTAATACTAGATTCTACTTCAATTAATGCATATTTTGCATCTGCAGGAATTGAAGCTAATGATACAGCTGTTCCAGCTACAGTTAATTGCTCATAACCACAAGCTATTAAATTATATTTATTGAGTCTTACCAGTTCTGATAAGTAACTCTTGGATTGATTTCCAAATTCACTCATTTTATTTAAATTTTATTGGTTTAATTGACATTCACAGATATCACATGCATTCATTACATATGCTACCATTTGATTAAATTGATCTTCTGTTATACAATTTGTTGGTGTACAAACACCTGTTTGATATATTGCTATATCTAGACTACTATTTAAAATCCCTATAGGATATATATAAACTGAGTAGTTAATTTCAGTAACATCACAAGATGCTTCTAATTCTAAATAAGAATATCTAGGATTACTAGTATCAGGATCTTCCCAATAGTAATAGTCTATAATATTTGGTATAGTATCTAATATATCTCCTATAATTTCAAATCTAGTTTTAACTCCATCTCCTACTGCACTATATTCTACACCATTAACAGTGATTACATATAATCTATTAGGATTAGATATCGCTCTAAATATAGCAGCATCATATAATGATTTATATCTAAATTTACTATTTGTAGCATCAATCTTATAGCAACGTAATGTATCTATATAATCATTAAGTAATTTAAGTTTAACTAACTCAGAATCAGCACAAGTATTACCTATAGAATACATCTTAGATAATTTTGCAGATAATTCTGACACACAACAAAGTGCATTAGTTAATACTATATTTAAGTTTGTACTAGTCATTATAGATTATATTTATATAAACTGCATTTTCTTAATACTAATTGATTAGCACTAGCTGAAGCATCATTTTGACCTGTTACTTCAAAAGTATGAGCTGATGTTAAATTTAAAGTAGAACTTGTTACTGAAAGTAAACTAATAGACATAGCTCCTAAAGCATTAATAGTTTTTTGTTCAATAGTCCATAATTGATTAGTTGCATCAATTCTAGATATTTTAACTGTTATAAAGTTTAAAGTATTTTCAGCACCTGTTATAGCTAAAGTAACAATTTTAACCCCTAATTTAATTCTTAATGTTGTAGCATCATTAGCTGTATAAGCATAATAGATATAAGCTTCTAATTCATCTCCGTTAGTACTTAACTCTCCTGCACTTAAATTATAAGTATATAAAGTTTTTTCTAATAGATCTGCATCAGTACCTACACCTGTTAAGTTATTATATGAACCAAGTATTACTACACCATTTGCTCCATTTGTTCCATTACTACCATTAGAGCCAGCAGCACCAGTTGCTCCTGTGGCTCCAGTAGCTCCTGTTGGACCTACAGGTATTGTTATTTCATTACAATCTGTACACATAAGTTATATATTTAATATAGTGTTTTTATTTGTTATTTGCAAGTTTTACACCCATTATTTAAGCATAATTTATCTACTATTTTCTTAATAGCGTTAAAATTATCCACATCTCCACAAGCTGCTGCTTTTTTAAGAGATTCTAATTGAGTCCAAGCAAGGATATAATCCTTATAGGATTGAGTTTCTTTACAACAATCACATGTTTCTACATTAGGTTGCATTTGTTTAATACAACATTCTGAATTACAGTAGAAATATTTATAGATTGTTTTAGTGTAAGTATCTACACCATCACTTACTGTATATACAAATAACCATTCTCCATCTTCAATAGATGTAGGACTACCTATACTAGATAATGGAATATCATAGTATTGTGATGTATTATAAGTAGGGAATAAAGATGTAACAAATAAATCTAAAGTATAAGTAACTCCATCAGGATTAGTTATAGTTAATGTAGCACTAGTCATAGCACTATCTAAAGGGTTAGGGGTACCATAACCTGTAGTATTACTTGAGTTATAAACACCTGTAGTTTCAGTAAATCTTATTTGAGAACAAGAGTTAATTACACAGGTTGAAAAATTAAGTTGTAATGCCATTGTTTTGTTAAATTTTAAGTAAAAAATAAAGCCCCTGGAAACTTTAAGGAAAGAAAAACCAGGGGCTTATTATACTAATTAAGGCTTTAAAAGTTTGATATACCAGTCTTTGGTATAATAAGTTAGCTTTCTAAGGACTAGAATGCTAATGTTGCAGGAGCAGCTGGAGTGCTAGCTAACCAAGTATTTAACTTAGAGATCAATGAAGCACCTTCAGTTGAACTTGTAGTTAAAGAAGCGGCAGCTGAAGTAGTCCATGCAGCAGCAGTATTAATTGCTGGAGTAGCAACGTAAATAGATTTTTGAGCTAATGCTTGAACATCTGCACCAGATGTAAAAGTATTATCAGCAAATGTTAATACAATTACTGAGTAGAAACAACGTACTTTAGCTTTATCACCAGCAGTAATAGTAGCAGATAATGGAGTAGTTAACCATACAGAAGTACCAGCAGCATTCATATATTTAACTTCATAATTAGCACCATCTAATTCTACTAATTCACCTACGCGGATAAATCCTGAGATATCAGCAGCAAAAGTTACTTTATCTTCTGAAATAGTTCCTGACACGTTTACACCTGTAGCACCAGATAAAATAGCTGTAGAGCTTACTTTTAATTTAGGTGTTTGAGCAGGCCATAGTCTACGGTTAGATAAACCTTCGTATTGGTATTCAAAGTTCTCTTTATTATACACTTGATTATAAGTACCAGTTCCATAAGAATTAGCTACAATTTGAGTACAAGTAGTAGTAGTTCCAAACCCTGTTGAGTCATCAACATGAACTGAGAAATATACACGATTTTCTTTGTAAGTACTAGATTGGAATTGTTCAATGTCTTTAGCAGTGATTTCAACACCATAATTAGTTGCGCCTGTTAAACCATAAACACCAGTACCATCACCTACAACAATTGCAGAAATTAATGTTTTAAATCCACCATTATTAATAATAGCAGCTGCTTGAGTAGCGATACTTAATTGACTAGCTGTTGCAGAAGAAATAAAGTTAATTCTTAATACTTCAGGTCTTTCAGAATATAAAGATTTATCATTCTTAAAACGAATACTTGCTGTATAATCTGAATCATTATTTACTTCAATAGAACCTGTAGCAGTTTTACGATTATATCCTAAAGCCCATACTTCACGAGTTGCTGGTTTGTAAGCTTCTGCACGAGCAGATACCACTGAGCGACCATTAATCCACATAGATTTTTTGAATGTTCCATCAGAATAAGTTTCTGAAAATTGAATAGAATCAGCAGCTCCACCAGCTGAATAAGCTGAAGCTAAGATAGCTTGGTTAGAATTAAATAATCCTAATTTACCTACTGTTAGTGTGTTTACATCAGCTTCTAATGCTGAACCATTACCCACAAAAATGTTTGTTACTTTATGAATTGACATTTGTTTTAAATTTTATAATTTATTATTTAAGATATTATTTGATTAAAGTACTACGAAATGAATTTTAACTACATCGTTTAATACTGTAGCTGCAGGAGCACCATTACCAATCTTGATTTTAAAAGATCCTGAACCAGGAGTACCCTCAGTCATTACAATTGGATTACCTGTTTTACCAGAAGCGTATTCTGGTGTAAGTAATATAACTGAACTTGTTGTTACATAACTATTAGTTACTGTAAAAGGACCACTTGTAGAACCACCTGCAGTTGTTAAACTTACAGTTGTAATTACACCTGAAGCAGCATTAACAGTTACTCCTGTTGTAATATTAGTTGCTTGTGTTACTGTACCTTTAGTAACAGTTACTTTATCAGCTGTAACTAAGTCAGATGTAAATGATGTTGAAAAACCATTAACTACATTAATTATAGCGTCAATTGTACTAGATAGTATTTTAACATTTGGGATTTTAGCTCCTAAAAAATACTTGTTTGAAATTAATTCTATTGCCATTTAATTTAAATTTATTATTCGTTTGTATTATTAATCAAAGGATTGAATGATTGAGTTCTCTTACCTTCTATTCCTTCTAAAGCTATAGATACTGCTTGATCAATTATTTCTGAATGCATATGTTCAGAGAGGATAAATGTAATACCTGTTGTTATACTAACTTTAGGTGGCTGCATAATATATCTCATTCTGTAATCTACTATAGTACAAGATGATATTAATTCAACTCTGCCATTCTCCATTAATCTAAGAACTTTAGTTTCAGTAGGTTGTTTAAAAGGATCTTTAATTACTTTTGAAAACTCTGAATGGCTGATCGGAATAACTTCTACTAATTGAGTTACCGGTGATCCACATATTGTACATGTGATATTGCATCTTTCTTGTACAGTGAACCAGTGGTCTGTTGGTAAAGTTAAAAATCTTGCAGATGTGTCAATATTATCTGAAGCGTAAGCTAGAGGTGTTAATACCGCATTAACTGTAACATTTTTTAAGTCATTAGTTCTTTTTTCAGTTTCTTCAAAAGATTGTCTTTTAACATTGTTAAAACCATACCTTTGTTTAATAATTCTTTGTTGAGCGTTATTAAGAATTAAATCTATCTCTTCTGGTAAGAAGTTAGGATAGTTTAAAGCATCCAACTTATCCAGTCTAAATTTAAATTCTTGATGTGCTTCTGCAATAGTCATTATTCAACTTTTGATTTTTTAGGTTTCAACTTTCCTTCTAAGGCTAATTTAACTGATTGGTTTTTTAAGTCTGATAAGTAACCTACTACTTCATCTGTAGAACTACCTAAAAGATCCTCACCATTGTAGAAGTAAGTTCCTTTCTTCTTAATGATATCTTTCTCAATTAATGCTGCTAATAAAGCTCTAACTGGAGTATCTTTAGCACTAGTTAAACGGATAAACTCTTTAGGATCAGATTTAACATTTTTGTATAACTCTGTCTTAACCATAGTCTCAGACATATTGTCTACACCCTTCTTACCATAGATTCTTAAAATACCTTTTCTCTCTTCTACAGTAAGCTTAGTAAATGCTTCCATAGCTTCAAATTCAAAGTTGATTTTAGCATCTTCAATTTTACTAGCTGCTTCAGGATCATAGATATAGAACTTAGCTGTAGAGTTTCCTTCAACTGCATGTTCTGTTCTAGCAATCCAATCATGCTCTTGCAACATTCTGAATTTTAATTCATCATATGCATTAACAATATTGAAAATTGTTAATTTATCATTTCTCAATCTAACTTCCATATCTCCCCAAAATTCAGCATTACGCTTACTTAAGGTTCCTTTAGGTAAGTTAAGTTCAGCTTCAAAAGCTGCTTCATCTGCAGGAGTTAATCCTGTTTTATATAATCCGGTGCTACTTAATTGAGCTCCCATGATTACAGTTAATGTCTTATTATAGTAAGACTGACCTGAGAATTTGTTACGTATGATAGGTCGAATAACATACTGTCTGTTAGTAATTTCCATTGTTTTTTAATAATTGCCTTTATTAGTTTTAAAAAAAAGGAGTGTTTGGGTAGAGTACACTCCTAAGAAACTCTTTATTGTTGACTAGCTAATGCTAGATGCATCTAAAATTAATTGAGCAGCATCTGATGGGTCACGTAACATGATACCACATTCTGTCATTGCTTCAAATGTGTAACCATCTACTGAACTTGCAGATGAACCATTCTTCTTAGGTCCATAAGGTCCGTACATTCCCTCGATGTAAGTTGTTACCATCTCACGATCTTTAGAGTATACTTTTTGGATATTTGGTTCTCCTTTGTTATAAGATTTAAAGTTTAAGAAAGTTGCTTTGTAAGACTCAGCTGGTTTACCAGTTTGAGGATGTAACAAACGATTTCTTACTGTATCATTATAAGGCTTATACTCTTTTAAAGTGATCTTATCACCATTTAAACCTGTATAAGTCATAAACTGACCATGTAATTCTAAGTTTTGTCCTTGACCAGCAATAAACTTACTATCTACTAAGTTAAAAGCAGAAGCTGAACGTTTCATAGCTTGATCAAATAAATTCATGAATTCACGACCACATAATGCTACATATTCACGAGGACCATCTTCAGTACCATTGTATGCTAAATCTCCCATGAAATCACGAATAGTTTTCTCATTTAAAGTAGTATACAAACGTTTATTACCTGGAGCAATTTGATTCTCTAATCCAGCACCTGAATAAATAGTATTACCAGAAGCACCTTTTAAATCAGTTGTACCATTAGCTTTAATGTTAGATTCACCAAACATTAACATAATTTCAATCTCATCCATGAATTGTTTCCAGAATTCCCACTCAGCATATTTTACCCAAGTGTTAGTTTTCTCATTAGTTTCAGGATTTAACATTGAAATAACCATTACACGGCTATGAGCAGCACCAGTAACTGAATATTTCTTACGTAATGTAGACATGTAGTTTTCTAACATCATTGGTGTAGCATAATGAGTTTCACCAGATGTACGAGAGTGGTCATGTTCTACGATGTTGTATTCTTTAGATACCTCTTTACCAACAGCAATTAAAGCTGAAGGGATAGATTTAGTAGTATCAGCTGTTACCAATTGACATACTAAGATATAATCCATACCATCATAAATTGGTTCAGAAATTACACGAGCTTTATAATCTGGATTATCAAATAATAAAACGTCACCTTCTGAGAACCATTTCTCACCTACTCCAAATTTGAAAGTAGTAGCATTGATACCTACGCTAGAAGCTGCATCAAATACTGCACGAGTGATAGAGATTGCTTTACGAGAATCTCCAATGATGTTCCAACGGTATTGGATACCATCAATTTCTTTAGATTTACCCATTCCACCTGTTAAGAAAGAAAGAGCATTTTTATAACCATTTTGTTTGTTATAAATACGAGTAATAACTTGACTAGCAATAGCTGGCTCAGTTAAAAAGAACGTTGACAAGTGAGAGTCTTGAGTAAGACCTGCGTGCCAGTTCATGTTAGTTATTTGTAATGGACTAATTTGCATTTGTTAATTTATTATATTGTTAATAATTGTTCTAGTTTATAATAAGCCGTTATTTAATGCCTGCTTAAAAGCACTGAAGTTTCCTGAAGACTTCTCTTGACTGAATGAATCAGACTGTCCAGATTTAATCTTACTTCTTCCATCTTTGAAATTAGAAAGTTTATTAGCTAAATCAGAACTTACTTTGTTCTTAACTTTAGTTTCTAATTTACTCAAATCCCAATCATTCATTGCTAAATAAGCATACATGAATTGAGCATTCTCATTAGTCTCATTATGTTTTTGTAATCCTGTTTTACCAGTCTTATCAGGTTTCATAATGAAATCCCAAAGATTATCTTTCATTTTTGGTGTTAGCTTAAACCCTTGAATCTCATCTTTAGCGTATAAACGCTCTTTGAATTCTTCATATTGTTTTTTAGCCAATTCCTTTTGTTGAGCATCATATTTTCTTTGTTGTTCAACTAATTGCTCTTGATAAGATTTTTCAGCATTTTGTAATTTAGTTAAAGCTGTTTTAGCTTTCTTTTCCAAAATACCAGAAACTTCATATGTATCAATAGTTTCATTAATATCTTCATCATCCTCACCTTGAGCTTTTAAGTATTCTTTCAATACAGCTTTATGATCAGCTTCATCTTCTAATTTAAATTCTGCCCAAGAAGATTGGTTGTAGTAGATATCCATAAATTGTTTAGGATCTCCACCAGCTTCAACAAATTCTACTAATTTATGAATATCTTCAGGTAAGCTTTGCTTATACTTTTCGACTTCACGTTCAACTGTAGAACTCATTAGTTTTTTTAGACCTTCCTCAGAATCCTCGAAAGATTCTTCATCATAGTCAACTAAACCTTTTTCACCTAACCAGCTTGCAAATACTTTGAGAGAAGAATCTTCCGCAGTAGTTGTTTCTGTAGATTCAACTGGAGTAGTTTTTTCAATTTCTTCCTCTGTTGTTTCTTTAGGTGTTTCCTTAATTTCTTTTTTAACTTCTTTAGTTTCAGTTTGTGTAGTTTCAGTTTCATCAACCTCATCAGTTAAATCAGAATCTAAAGTTGTTTTGTTTACAGAATTATCTTCCTTAAAATCATCTGTAAATTGCATTTCTAAACCTTCACCAAATGGTGTGTCAAGAATATTAAACTCTTTTAATGGAGCTTCATTTTTTGTTTCCTTACTCATTTTTTGCCTTATTAATATACTATAAATATAACTGATTTGATTATTGTATGCAAATACAAAAAGTTAGATAATCAACTAACTTTCTATAGCTTTATTAACCTTTTAATTCCTCATCAAAAAGTCTCATAGCGATCTTATCTTCACCAAAAGCTTCTAATTTATCCATATAAGTTTGTACTTTTCCTAACTCTTCTTGCTGTTCAGTTAAGTATTTTAATGCTAATTGGTATAGTAAATGATTACTATATTTCAAAGCATGTGATGCTAACTCATTGCATTGTTGAGTAACCATAATCTCATGAGCATATGATTGCTTAATAATATCAGGTAATCCTGTAAATACTTGAGGAGGTTCTTTTAATGCTGGTAACTTAGGAGTTACTCCCATATCCAATAAGAAATCTTTAGCCCATTGAGCATGTTTCATTTCATCTTCAGAATCTTTTAACCAGGCAGAAGCTGCTCCAGTATATCCATGGTCATTTAACCATAGAGACATTATTTGATAGAATCTACTAGAATACTCTTCCTGTTCAATTCTATAGTTTAAAATATCTATACACTCTTTTGAGGCAAAAGGATTTTTAACCCCTCCTAGTTTTACTTTAGGTACTTCCATTATTTCTTAGTTTTAGCTGCTTTAGCTTTAGCTGCAGCAATTTTCATTTTTTCAACTTCTATTTTATTTTTCATCTCTTTTTCCTTAAGAGCATGGTCTCTCTTCTGCATTAACTCTTGAGATTTATTTTGAACTTCAATAGCTCTAATTTTCTTATTCTCAAGTTCCTGCTTCATTCTAATCTCTTTATCCTTTTGAGCTAATACTTCATCATGCTTTTTCTTATCATGGCCTAACTTAGACTGTTCTAAGAAAGCTTTAGAAGATAGCTCTTGTTGTTTTAAAGCATTAGCAGCAATCTCTGAAGGATCAGGGATACCATTAGCATTTTGATCTAAGTTCTCTTGTCTAGCAAAAACACCAATCTCAGCTACTTGAATCTTAGTCTCGTTATTAAGTTCTGCAATATATCTCTCTTGATCAAGTTTTAAATGATCTAACTCAACTTGTTCAGCATGCATTTGTTGTTGAATAGATTCAACTTTCATTTCATGCTCTTGTTGAGCTTTAGAACTTTCAGCTTGACGTTGGTAGAATTCCTCTTCCTTACGTTGTAATAATCTTACAATATCTCTAGGAGAATCATTCATTAATGTTTCTACAATTGCAGATAAGTCTACTTTTTCAGATTGTAAAGCTACTTGAACTAATTGATCTAATTTAGCTTTTAACTCAAGATCTTTAGTATTGTTAGTTACAAAGACATTAAACTCTGAACATTCAAATTCATTTTCTTCTAAATTAAGCATCTCAATACCCATATCATCTAAGACATATTGAGCAGTTAATCCTTTTTTATAAGCAATCTTAGCTACTTCAATCATAGCTGTGTAAGCTCTACGCTTAACTTCAGCATGAGCTTCATATAAATATTCAGTAATTAAAGAAGACTGGTTTACAGATCTTTCTACATTACCTACTAATTCTGAATTATTAATAGCACCTAAACGTTGAGGAGTTACACCTGATACAAAAGCCACTTGTTGCTTAATGTAATCAAGCATGTTGATGTATTGTTGGATAGACTGACTTAAACTTAAATCAATAGCCTGGAACTGATTAAACTTATTAGCTAATTGTCCTTGGGCCATACCTTTTTTACCCTCTTCAAAACTATTGATGAAGGCAATATTCATTTCTTTTAGATAGTACATCCATCTATCTAAGTCAATACCATGTTGCTCAGGAATCTGAGCTAAATCCATAATAAACTTCTTACCTTGATCAGATGCAAAAGCAATCTCTAATCTGTATGAAATAATATCATATAAATATTGGTAAGGTTTTAATCTATCAATTAAACTTACTGATTGAGAGTTAGTAGCTTCATAGATAAATCCTGTATATCCTAATCTACAGAAATAAGGGTTATCTAATCTACGTCTTTGGTTAGCTTTAGGTTTAATATCTGTAAAGATATCTAATCCAATTTTAACACCTTCCCAAGCTTCATTAATCCAATACCACTCTACAACAGCATCAGGGAAAGCTTGTCTAAATACTCTTAAGTTAAATAACTCATCAACAATTTCTGTTTGAGGTTCACCATCTTCACTTGTCCAAGTTAATTCACCAATCTTTTTCATAGACTTCCACTCAACTCTAGTTACTCTGATAGAATAGTTATTACTATTATTTCCATTGTAAGCATTAGTTGGTGTTACTCCTGCAAAAGCATTTTGATTATTAACTATATCAAACTGAGGTTCAAAACCACCTGCAGTATTAAAAGAACCAAAAGTCCCTCTAGTATAATTTTCTAATTTTTCTACATCTTCTTTAGATAGAATATCTCCATACTCATCTAAGATAGTATTGATAGCTAACATCCTCTCTTCTACTACAGCTATAGCATCATCTACAAATGTAGTATCTCCATCTAGGATCACAGTTAAATTAACTGGATTAACTCTACGCATAGCTACTTCATCATTCTCAATACCTACCCAGTAAATCTCTTCACCAGCAACTAAAGCATCTTTCCATCCTTGAGAAAATAATAATCTAGTATTACATTTCTTCTTAAGGACTTTAAGAATCTTATTAGCTTTAGATTCAATTATGTCTGACGGGGTATACTTTTCGTGCTTGACGATTTCCTCCGGTGGAGGCGGTGGATTGTTAGGGTCTGCATTAGGATCAATTTGATAAGCCAAACCTTGTTGTAAAGCTTCAAAAATCTTTTGTTTAATCGCTGCAGTTTTGCGGTTAATATCATCTGGTGATTCAGTAACTACTATGTGGTTATCAGGTCTTTTAGTTTCTTCACCAATAAGCAACCTAATTGGTTCAGATATAATATCATAATGTTGAAATCTAGCTGAAAATGTACTTGAATTACTGATACCAAGTGGATCACATATTGTTTCAATATCTTTGTGGTTAACTTTACCATTGTATAAGTCATAGTTAATTAACTTTCTGAATCTATCAGAACGTAAATTACTACCATTTGTGTATCTATAATTTGAATAATAGTTAATGCAAGACTTACCCCACTCTTTGTCTTTTTGAGACATGGGTAACTTTTGTTGCGGTAAATTCTGACCACCTAAATTGGCGTATATATCTTGACTCATTAGTTTGTACTTGCGTTAAATTGAGAATTCTTTCTATTAAATATAAGACTTTTTTTGTAGATTCTCTCAAGGTAAGCCCCTGATGAGCTAGTCATATTTGATAGCTCTTCTACATGTATTCTATGTAATTCGTATGTTTGTAATACGCATAACATTACTGCTATGACTCTATCTGTATTTATTTCACGATCATAAGCAATAAGCTCTTTTAATAGAGGTATTGACTTAATTGTTTGGAATCTACAAATTTTAGATCCTTCAGTTGGGCCATCTATTTCTTCATATAACCATTTCTTAAGATATAACTCACATTGATCTTTAATACCAGATGCTCCATTAGATCCTCTGTTCATATGAATACCATAACCACGTTGAACTCTAGAATCTTTAATCATATCCTTAATAATACCTGGTTGTTCACACATGTACATTAATGAGTTCTTTTGTTCAAAGTACACTTTTAAACCTTTTAACTGGTTCTCGTATAATACTTTAGAGTTATAATAAATACAAAGTTTTCTACAAACCTCATAAAACTCTTCTGCAGTATCTGGTCTAGAGGTATACTCTGCTACAATAATATCATGAGTACTGCCAGCTTTATAGAATCTTTTATAGACAAAGAAAGAACCTAGGGAACCAGATTCTGACTTATCTTGATCATAAGGGTCACACCCTGCTATGTATAAATAGTTTGGTACCTGTCCATTAACATCTTTTTCTGGATGCTCCCAAATTACAGCACATCCATTAGTTGTGAATCCTTCTCCTGATTTAGGATCTTTCCTTAAAGGAAAGTCTATTAGATGAACTAATTCATCATTAGGTCTCCATTTAAGATCTCCTCCATCAAAGTATAATTCACCCTTTTGAGCCTGACCTCTAAGACTAGGAGTATTTTCTAAAGTACCTAACCATTCTAACATCTCTGGAGAACCAAAGACATTACCTTTATTTCTTAAGAAAGCTTCTTTCCAAGAAGTAGGGAACTGAGTAGTGATGTTATGGATAGCTTTAGGATCTAAACCATGTTTAGCCTTAGCTCTTAAAAACTCAATATCATCTAACGCAGCTTCTTGATTAGAGTTTCCATCTTTATCAACCATAGGTTGGTTATACCATCTAGACTCTGGATTTAAACATACACCTAAACGTCCTTTAGTAGCTGAACTGAAGAATCCTATTCTAGCATTTGGATTGAATGGATCTTCAAAAGAAAGCATGTTATACTTATCTGGGTTAGTAAACATCTCATAGAAATACTTACTACCTGAATCCATATCTCCAGAAGAACCAAATACTAATGATACTCCAGTATAAGTAGAACCATCTTTAATCAAAGGTTCTGTATATCCATAAGTATCTGTGATATTATTAAATACACCGGCCTCATCTAGTATTAACCAGGAAGCACTTAAACCTACGGCTGCAGTAGGATTATCTTTAAAGCTGATAGATCTAACTTCTGAGTTATAACCTTTCCATACTTTAACTCCTCCTACTGTTGCCTGGTATCTAGCCTTAATAAAATCTTTAAGATCAGGATTTCTTTGTTTCCTAAATTCAGTATTAGTATTGATAAAGTTTGAATTATCAATAACCATGTTCATAGTATTCTGACTAAATGAACTAAAGAATGCTCCAATTACTGCTTTACTATCTGGGTAGAAATAGAATTCATGTGTACATATTGCCGCTGCTTTATAAGACCAACCTTGACGGCGACCTTTAACAGCAACTAAAGATTTTTGATTTATTCTACAATATTCTACCATCCAGAAGAATTCGTAATCTAAATCTATAAACCTAGGAAAGATTTTAGATTTCTTTCCAGTCTTCTCATTAAGACCTAATATAGGACAGAAGTTTAGATAGAAGAAATGCTGTCCTGTAATCTTTTGTCCACAAGAGTTAGTAAATCCATTCAAACATTTATCTTTAACATCCTGCCAAAATTCCACATACTCTATGGTACCTGGAATAGCATTGGTGTATAAACCTGTTTTATTATATCGTTCAGCAAGATATGAAAACTCTTTAGTGTTTTTAAAGTAGTCTACACATATTACATAAGGGTTGTCTTTCAGCATATTTATTTATCTTCAAACATTCCAAGTTGAGCATCTCCTCTAACTTTGTTTCCAGATGATTGTTCTTTATTACAATTATCTAAAGCTGACTGTACAGCTTCTTGCATTTTAGGCATATCTATAATAGCTTTTTGAATTTTGGTAATACTATCCTCATTATATTCTACATTCTTAAAGAACTCTTCCATCTTATTTATAGATTCTTGAACAGCTCTGAATAACTTCATTGCCGGTGTAGTATTAATCTTTTCAAATACCTGGATAGCATCCTGTAATTCTTTAGTTACTTTAAACTTATCATCTCTAATAATATGATCAACAATTAGTTTATGTCTATCTGCATTGTTATGTTGAAAAAATGGTGACTTGAATGCTGCAAAATACCATACATATGAAATCATATTATAAGCAGTAGTCTTCTCTTTAGTTTTATCTTTTTCCCAAATAGATTTAAATGGTTCAATAGCTAAACATTCTGGAGCTATAATAATCTTACTATCTTTTAAATCAATTATTTTAATCATACCTTAATTAGTTTGCGGAAAGCTGAAGCCCTGATCTCCAATCCTTTTACAGATCCAATCCCTTAGCAGGGGATGCTAACGCTAGTTAGTTAACTTTCCAAGTTGGAGTGGTAGGATTTGAACCTACGTAGCCTAAGCGACAGATTTACAGTCTGCTGATTTCCCAACTTACCATCACTCCAATATTTTGCGGAAGACTAGGGACTCGAACCCCAAAACCTTTTACAGCCAACAGTTTTCAAGACTGCTTCCTCATCCAGCCGGATGCCTTCCAATTATTTTACTTTATAATGTTTTTCCCATATTTTTATCCACCCTTTTTCAAAGAATGGATATAATTCTCCCATAATGTGTCCTATTACATAAGCATAAGGTTCATTATCTTTTCCTTTCTGCATATAAACTCCTCTATGCTCCAATATTTTTTGAGTAAGATGTAACATTTCATGTGTTATAGTATTCCAATAATCTTTTTGATCAGTGTTATTAGAATTAATAAACATATAAAATACATTTCTTTTTAATTTTTCAGAATATTGTAAATTACATAGTCCTGCACAAACATGGCTTTCCTCAACAAGATCATATTTCTTCTTAAGCATTTTAATTTGAGAATTAATAGTACCTATGCTTACAGAAACTAAAGCATCATATGGTTGTATAATTATTTGTTTATGCATTATTTCCCAAATCCTATAATTGTTATAGGTGTGTAATAAGTTTCTTTTAATGTCTGATAAGGAGTATTAATTTTATAATATTCATTATCATATTTACCAGTAGTAAATTTATGCTTAACAGTTCCTTTAGAATTTATATGTTGTTCTATCTGTAAACTTTCAATTACAAATAACTTCTTTTGAAATACTCTAATAGGAATACGACCAGTTATACTAGTTGATTCTTGGAGAGGAAGTTGAGATATATATTCTAATTCTACTATCATATTATTTATTCCAGAGCCCCATAGGACATTTAGAGTATTCAGATCTAGTCTTAGCGATTAAAGGGCAACCACATTGTGAGCAAGTATTATTTACATTGTAAAAACAACTTGAACAAATAACTGCTCTGTCCATAGCCATCTTTTCTACTTCTGGTTTCTCCCAAACTACATTGGTCCAACCATTTAATATTTCTTTAAGCTTGCTCATCTTCTTTTAATTTTAAACGTTCAACATAATCTCTATTGTGGATAGTAGGTCTAAATTTACCTAGGTAAATTAATTGAACTACTTTACCTTCTCTATTAGACATAGTATCTCTAATTACTCTAAATTGTGAGTCACAGATTCTTTCCAGTTCAACTTTAGACAAACCAAACTCACTCTTAATCTCATCCAATATTTCTTCATAGATATTACTTTTAGTTGAATTCATTAGTATTGCTAGCTTTAACATTTCTAAAGTCACCTCTAACAATAATTAGAGGTTTAGATAGTGTATTATTTTTATAAAAACAAAAATCTTCTGCATCTTTTTTATTATAAAAATAACCTATAACTGGACCACCAGAAATAGTTGAAGTAGTTATTTCTAAACTAACTGTATAATGACCACTTGTATTTTGATAACACTTATATTCTTCCATTACGCAAAAGTTAGATTAATTGAATCATGTTTTAACACATGTAAGATATTAGGATGTACTTTCAAAGTATGTTTATCTACTTCAATAAGAATCTTCTTCTCTTTTAACTTTTTAATGTAATTATTAAAGTTAAACTTTTCCATATCTAAAGACATACGTATATCAGTTCTAGTATCTTTATCTAAAATAGAGATATGCTTATTAGCAATGATCACTAAGATCTCAATCTCTTTCTCAGTCAGATGTCCCATAATAGGATTTAACATCTGGATAAGATATTTAGTTTTTTGAGCTATAGGGAGTTTAAGTTTGAATTCCATACTACAAATATAACTGATTTAGTTATTATAACCAAATTTATTATATAACTAAGTTGATTATAGATATAGTAATCCCCTTCTAGATTTTATTCTAGTGAGAGGATTAATTATAAACTTATATCTATCTGTCTTTAACCGTTCCTAATAACTAGGCCACTGCTTACTTTGATCCTGTCAATTCAGGGGGATACTTCATACCCTATGTAGCAGCTATAGACTTTCATTTATAACCCTTTTTGTACCTATCGGAGAAACCTCATCTGCTATAATCTCTATTATTTCAAGAGTGCGGATTACTATCCAACTTCTAACCAGGTTTTAACTTACTGGGTGATACCCTGGTGATTAACTGTTTAAGTTAAAGTACATACAAATATAGTCATTTCTAAGCACATATCCAAATTTATTTTATCTATTCTTCAGTTATAGGGCTAGTTCCGGTTAATAAATAAAACTTATTAATCTTTTCAGCCATGATTAATTTCTCATTAATCTGATCCATATCTTCATAATCTATCTTATCGTTATAGTGTTTCTTAGTTACACCCATTTTAAGGTAGATAGATCCATCAGGTAAAATACCTTTAATCTGATCATCATTGAAATGTTTACTTTTTGTTCTCATTATTTTAGTTTATTTTTTATTGATTCAGCTTCTTCTGATAAAGGATGTATTCTTCTAACACAATCCTTGGTTATATGTGTATAAGATTCTCCATATAGTAATTCATCAAATATAGAACTTTTAAACCACTCATCTTTTAAAATTAATTTGAAAGTAGTACCTGTTATTCCAGGAGTTAAATTTGATTTATTCCAAAACTGTTGTTGTTCATATTCATTGTTACTCATTTCTCAAATATTTCATTAAACCTTCTTTTGTTCCACCAATACATTTTGATATATCTATGGATATTTTTTCTTCAATACTATCAGGTAATTCTTCCCAATTAATATCTTTAGGTTTTATAACTATGTAAGGAATATTATTCCAACTACAGTATTCTTTTATTTCTTGTAAAGTTCTTACCATGAAAATTGTTCTTTAGGTCCATTAATAAAATATTCAGTCAAATGCTTATTTCTAGCTTTGATATAATCAGATCCATCTCCTTCAACTCTCATAACTGGTTTAATAATCTCAATATATTGTTCTTGAGTAAGGACATATTCCATAAATCCTACTACAATTGTAATATGATTTTCATCTGGAGTTCTGTATTGTATTTGTAATTCCATGATCTAAAGGTAGGAATTTAGTTTAAATCTACCAAATTTATTTGAAAATTAGGTGACATAGAATATAGCTTAATTGGTAAATTTTTTATAAATTTTTTGAAAAATTTTTGTGTGAGTAGAGATTTGTGGGTGCCCACCAAACCCTCCCCCACTTAAATTTAGCAGGAAAACGAATTCCTGTGTTAAAAACTATCACTATGAATTACGCAGATTTTAAAAAAGAATTAGGAGTTACTGAAATTGAATTTAAACAGTATACTGAAGGTAAAAGACTTACAGCTGAAATAGGTAAGTTAAAGATTGTTATGTCTAAAGATTTTGACACTGCAAAGAATTGTAGTATTAAACCTTTAGAGGTAGACGGTAAGCAAGTAGAGGATACTTTTTTACTGTATAACTTGAAAGACGCTATTAGAACTGTTAAGTTCTAGTAGTGCCCTTCGGGGTATTAGTCTTGGTTCTTAAACAACGGAGGATTATTTAACAATTAATTAGTTGATTAACAAACAATTAAGAGTTATTTAGAACTATTTAGGTGAGTTAAGACGAGTTACACCTCACCAACCTATCTAATCCTCACTTTCTCAATTACCTCAAATACCTAATTCTCTTATATATTCATAGCTTAATCAAACTCATTATGGGAAAGTTCTTATGGATTTGTGATATCCTTAAAAGAGATAATTGTTTAACATTTGAACAAGTTAATCTTCAATTAATCACATATGCTAAACAAAATTAACTAATAATCTCCTAACGGTGGTCGCCTGAAGATTTAACAATAAACTTGTCAGTCAAGCAAGTTATATCTTGACTATTATTAACAAGATGCAGAAATGTAAAAACGATTGGGTTGCATAGTCACCAATATCACTGCTGTAAATTAAAGAGTCTGGTTGCTGGAATAGAGAAAACCTTAAATAACTATTCAATATTCAACAAGTTAAGGATATAAATTGCTATTATCCGTCCTACCAAGGATATTGTCAGTAAACACGCCACTATGAAGCATGAGAGTGTGGAGTTTGCGTGAATCACTTTAACACTTTATGTAGAAAGTGTTTTTAAAACTAATCACTAACCATTTAAAAACTATCATTATGTTAAACACATTTCAACAACAAACTAAATCAGGTAAAGGAGTAATCAATAAAACTACTAAATTACCTGAATTCACAAGAGACATTAATCAGCGTATGAAAGCTGTATGTAAAGAATTAGGTATTCCAACTAAATTTGTTAAAGGTAAATTAATACCTGAATATACACATGATCAACGTTGGGCTATGATTCAAAACACAATGCCTCAATTAAATTATTAATAAATTATTAACTAAAAACTATTACAATGAACAATTTAATCTTACTTATTGGAGCTATATCATTACTATTTTATATAGGTAATGTAATAGCTGACTTCACATATGAAAGACCATTATCCGCACATGTTGGTTATGGAATTATATGTATCCTTACCTGTTATCAAATTAATATGATATTATTAATTGTAATATCATTTCTCTTCTTTATTTATTCATTATTAACTCTAGTTATATATCTAGAATCTAAACAATCTAAACGACATGCCTAAATTAACAACAGAAGAAAAACATTTTTATAGATTTCATCAAATATGTTTAGCAGAATTTGCTTACTTATACGCATCAATTCTATATAGTTAACAATATTCAATAATTAACAAGCTCTCATATAATATTATTTTAGACTTTAAAGTCATAGCTTAATTTGCTCAATGTGTTCTATACACTTTAATATTATATCATCTTGTTAGTTGTTAATAGTCTATGATAAAAGACTTTAAATTTATCATAATTCACAATAAATCAATTAAAATCACAATTAAAAACAAGAAATCATGAAAGCAATCGTAAATCCAACAACAGGTCAAGAAGAAGTAATTTTTGAAGCTAAATTATTATCTATTGCAGCTAAACCATTAGCTAATGTAAACGGTACTGAATACCGTCCAGCATCTATTGAATTCAAAGATGCAAGTGGAAAAGTACAACAAACTAGTTGTATTGTGTATGAAAACAACTACAACAAAGGTATGACTGTAGGTCAATCATACTCAGCTCGTGCAGTAGTAACTGATAATGGCAGTGTATTAATCACTGTATCTCACTTAACTGCAGCAGCTCGTCCAGATGAGACAATGTTCTCTTTTGGTACTGCAGTAGCAGCAGTAAGTAAACCATTAAACTCTTAAGAGTTAATTGGTGTGTGGTATAGCTCAGTTGGTCAGAGCGTGTGAATAGAGAGTCTTTACTCCCGAACTCGCAAGGTATGTAGGTTCAAATCCTACTACCACACCTTTTGTTTAGTTTTATTTGATAGTTTACCTAAACACAGTTTAAATGTTCTGTAAAAACGTTCCTTGTAGGTTAGTTGGTTAAACCTTACTTTAAAATATTGTAACTTAGTTACAGAAAATGATAGTTAGGTGATGTATTTGGTAGTTCTTATACAGCATACTATACGTGAGGTGGTTTAATATCTTTCCACCAGTTAGTCCAAAACTAAAAGATAATATTATATAATTTATTGAAACAAAGTCTTACTAACTTTAAAGTAAATAAATTATATTTTATTAAAATACTTAAGTGGATAAAGGAATGTGTGTTGTAGACATTCCTCCACAAATATTAATCAAAGTTGCGTACCATGTGATGCTGATTATAACCTCGCCAAGATTAGGTTAGACTTGGCCATATTAAACAAACTTATAAGTTGTCCTTTAACTAGGCATGATAAAAGCATCTAAACAGTGTGTATATCTCAGCATGAAACTTACAATCAGGTGAGAAGCCTGTTCTTTTTAAACAATTCATTTAATCAATAAATCAATTAAAATCAAACAATCATGAAACAATCAATTCAAATTAAATTATTATTAATAGGATTAATAGTAGTTTTAGTATCAGCATGTTCTTTTGGACAACAAGGTTTTGACACTAATATGTTCAAAACTAAATCTCAATTAAAACAATTAGATAAAGGTAAAATCAAATTAGATTTATCTATTTTTGTTGATAACCAAACAATTGAAGATACATCATACACATTAAGTATTGTAAATTACAATACAGGTATGCTAACTTCAATGCAAGTATCTAATAAATTTGTATTATATTTAGATTATTCTAATCAATATGAAGTATCAATATGTTATAAAAACTCTAATACTAAAGCAATTCTTGTAGATACAGAGGCTTTGTACGATAATTGGTACATCATAACAAGTATTTCATTAACAAATAATTCTAAAGAAAGAATACTTGCAGGAGCTATTAGATACGATCAGAAATCTAATACATTTAAAAAGTATAAAAATTAAATCAGGAGGCTAGATTTATTCTAGCTTCCCTTTTTTAACACCGTAATTCAAACCTCAAATTTTAAAACAAATGAAAAAACAATTTCTTTTAGCAGCAATTACAATGGTATTTGCTTCTTGTCAAAAACAAACAATTGAACCAGAACCTGTAAATAATATTCAACAAACTACTTCTTGTGGACCATTAGGAGCTTGTTGGTCAGGCACATTTCAATATGATTCTGCATTAACTAGTCAATACGTATTAACAAATCCTACAGTTCAAGATACTGCTTTATCTAATTTCTACTATACAATCTATGGAGATAGAGATAGTTTAAGTTCTGTATCAGGTAAATGGTTTGTTCATTATACTACAGATAGTTTAACACAAACTTATACATTTCTAGTTCCTTGGAATTTAGTATATGGTAATCCTTGGCTTTTAAAAAACCAAGATTTTGCAAGTTCTTTTTTATTAACTACAAAAACAAATAAATCATTTATAGTTAAACGTACATCATATATGTATTAATATTTAATCTAGTAGTTCTAAAGACTACAACTTATAAGCATAACCTAGAAAATAGGACTCGGAAAATAAGTAGATTTGATAGCAAGTAGTGTAGAAGTGGTTGCAAAGCCAACAAGTGCACAGTAGTTTATATTAGTAAAATATACACTACTTGTAAAAACCAATGATTAAATAAATTAACAATACATAAAACTATCAAAGTTATCAGAGTGAGATAGTCTATAATTAGGTTAAACAGCAATGTCTAAGATAGTTTAAATACAGGGGATAACCAGTCTAGAATGCTTGTATTTTTCAATAACATTAAAACAAAGTAAAATGGATAAGGAAAACGGAATACCAAAAAAAATACATCTTCAAATAGGTGATGAAGTAGATTTAAATGAAGTTAATTTTAATGATTTAGACCATGAAAACGTTACATGGTGTCAAGATAGAATATTTAAAAATGATTTAGAATATATCTTTATTGATGAATATAAGTTATTAAAAGAACAGTTTGAAGATGTAAAGAATAAAAATTTAGAA